GTATACGGAGTCTGCATTTGTAAACATCGAACCTAAACCCGAATGCCATTCGTATACATCCCGCCCTTGACGGCCTTGCCCACCCCGCAAATAATTCTCTTACCCCCGGGAGGGGGGTGTGCGAGGGGGGAGGGGCCAAAAAGAGCGGCCCCAGAGCCCCAAGCCCAGAGCCCATAGCCCAGAGCCCATAGCCCATAGCCCCGCCCCATAGTCTTTCCCTTTCCCTTTCCCGCCCCTATGTAGTAGACTTTGTTTGTGGAGACGGCCGCCCCTCAACCCGCCCCCGCCACCGCGACTCCCCCGTCGTCGCAGCCGCAGCCGCACCCGCACTGTGTCCTCTGTGGGGTCTCCCTCCGCTTTTCGCACAACGCGGCCGGATCATACGGCCTCATCCACGCCCCCTGCGGGCCGTTGTGCGCGCATTGCCTTCGAGGCTTATCCTCCAGGTGCCCGTGCGGCAGGGCGGCCGTCTCCTCCCACTATGGCGTATGCCGCGAGCACTTCATCCCGTGGGACCTCTACACCGGCGAGCGCCGCCCGCGGCTCACCCGCCACGAGTGGGAGCTCCTCGCGCTCCTCTACGCCGCCTCCGGCCCCCTCACCCTCCACCCCTCCTCCCACGCCCTTGTCCGCAGGATCAACACCATCCTCCGCCTCAAGCCCGGCGTGGACCCCATCCTCACCCTCATCTCCTCCCGCTTTGTCCTCAACCAGCGCTTTGTCGCCGAGGCCGCCTCGACCTCCGACTTCTTCCTCGACCGCTACCTCACCCACCCGCGGGCGTTCACCTTCGACGGCGATACCCGCACCATTACCGACCGCCGCGCGGGCTGCTTCACCGGCCCGCCTCCCGCCGCCGAGCCCATCATCCTCCCCCACCAGCTCACCGCGGCCGAGCTCTCCTTCGCGGCCCTCCTCTCCTCCTCGCGCCTCAGCCTCGAGGCCTACCCGCAAGTCCGCGTAGGCGGCTATGTGGCTGATTTCCTCCTCACCGGCCTCTGCCTCAATAGCGGCCGCCTCTTCCCGCCGGTCATCATCGAGATCGACGGCTCCTCCCACAACTCCTCCTCCTCCCGCGCTTACGACAAACGCCGCACAGCCAACCTACGGGCCTTGGGCTACGAGGTCATCCGCTTCACCAACGACGAAGTCCTCAACTCCCCCGGCTCTGTCCTCACCGCGCTCCTCATCGTCCGCGGCTGGGACCCCTCCCGCCGCCCATCCCCGGCACCCGCCGCCGCGCCCTCTCCTTTACACTAATGCTATGCCTCCGTCGTCCTCATCCTCATCCTTCTCCTCATCCTTTCCCCCCAACTCTCCCTTGTCCTCATCCTCATCCTCCTCCTCTCCCTCCTCTTCCCCTACCCTTGATCTCCTCCTCTCCCAGTTCGCAGAAAACCTCACCGGCCTCAAGGGGGACGACCGCCGCGCCTACGAGGACCTCGAATTCTACTCCCGGTACGTCATCGGCTGGGGCAACCCCGAGTACCGCGAAAACTCCCGCTTCCTCAAGCGCATCTACGAGGCCCTCCAGTACAGCCCGGACAACCAGTTCCTCATCCTCGGCCCGCGCGGCTCGGCCAAGTCCTCCGCGGTCACCATCACCTACACCACGTGGATGATCGGCCGCAACCCGTCCATCCGCATTCTCCTCGCCTTCGCCTCGATGGAGGCGCAGGGCCGCGCGTTCGCCCGCCAGATCGACCAGATCCTCACCGCCAACGAGCGCTATATCCGCATCTTCGGCCGCCTCAAGCCCGACCGCCCCGAGAAATGGGACGCCACGGAGAAGATCGTCGTCCGCCCAGAGCCGCCGGGCGGCCTGAAGGACCCCACGATCAGCATTGTCGGCGCGGGCTCCCACGTGCCAAGCCGCCGCGCGGATATCGTCATAGGCGATGACCTCGTCACGCAGGAAAACGCCTACAGCCCCGCCCTCCGCGCCCAGCTCTCCGCGTTCGTCAAGCAATCCCTCCTCCCCATCCTCGTCCCCGGCGGCCGCGCCATTTTCGTGGGCTCCCGCTGGGACCCCCGTGACCTCTACGCCGAGCTCGCTGATGACTGGGGCCTCACGTTCCCTCCCCCGGTCCCTGTTGACACCGCCAAACTCGCCGCTCTTCTCGATAAAGAAAAAGAAAACGAAGGAAGCACACCCTGATGGCAGTCCTCATCTACGAACGCGCCATCCACGTCGACGAGGAAACCGGCGAACTCCGCTCCTACTGGCCTGAGTACTGGCCGCTCGAGCGGCTCGCCGAGCGCTGGCGCATCCTCGGCTCCGGGGCTTTCGCCGCTTCTTACCAGAACGACCCCACCGCACTTCAAGGCAACGCCCTCGAGCGCGACTGGCTGACCTTCTACCTCCCGGACGAACTCGAAGCCGCCCGCGAGGCCGCCGGTGTAGAACGCGGGCAGATCATCGCCGGCGTGGACCCGGCCCGCGGCGGCACAGGCCGCCATGCGGACTACTTCGCCGCAGTCCTCGGCGAACTCATCGACAACACCCTCTTCCTCATCGACAACTTCAACCGCCGCCTCCCCATCGAGCACCAGGCCCAGTTCCTCGAAGACTGGCTCACCGCCCGCGGCGGCATCCTCTACGGCGTGATCGAAGACACCTCGGCCCGCGGCTATGTCTGGAACGACCTCCAGAACGTCAACGGCGGCGCCGGCTCCCGCTACAACTGGATCATCGAAAAGGTCCAAGGCCGCGGCGCGGTGGGCTCGAAAGAGATGCGCTTTCTGGCCATGGCACCGCGCTTCAAGTCCGGGCAGGTCCGCATTCCCGGCCGCCGCCTCAACTCCGGTCAGCTCGATCCTGCACCCGCATGGGAGACCTTCGTCCAGCAGTGGTGTGCGTTCCCCGGAGGCCACGACGACCTCCTCGATGCCGCCTACTGGTGCCAGTACGCCGCCTTCGCCAAGGCCCAGCCGCCCGCCGCCGCGCAGGGCGCTCCGCGGCCGGGCCTCTGCCCGCACAACCGGCCTGAGGCTTCCTGCTATGATTGCAACTCTGTAAGCGGCCGCCGCATGCGGTTCGGCATCTTCCGCCGCTAACTCCCAGCACGAAAGGATCACGATGCTGCTCCGCCGCCTCTTCTCCCCCTCTTCCTCTTCCTCTCTCTCCCGCATCCGCCTCATTCCCCCCGTCCTCCCCTCGAACAAACCCTCCCCGCTTCCCATCCTCACCCTCGAGCCCTTCTCCACCACCGTCCTCTTCTTCGACTTCTCCCCGCTCGACTACAACCGCGCCTACCGCCTCCGCGCCGAAACCCCCGCGCTCTCCACCACCTCCATCTTCGACATCACCTTTTCCCGCCCCTCCCCCGATTACCCCCCAGTCACCATGGTCAACAAAGCCCCCGCCTCCCAGGCCCCTTCCCTCATTCTCTGCGCTTTTCCCCCGAATCCGTTCGAACGCCGCCTTTTTCTCCAGCAAACGCAGGGAGTCGAGCACGAAATAACCGTGTATAGTGTGGATGCGGGGAATCTCTCGTGGCCGCACCCGCAGGCCATCATCCTCTAAGGGAAAGAACCCGTGGCGATCCCGCTCTACCCCGAGCCCGCAACCGTCTTTACCGCCACCGAAGCCGCGCGGAACGAGGACGACGGCTGGCGGGTGGTCTCCGGCATCCCGAAACGCAAAGCCCCCATCATCGACATGGACCCCACCCTGCATACCCGCATGCAGGAGTACTCCATGCGGGCCTACCGCTTCAACGCCCTCGCGCACCGCCTCATCGAGCACCAGATCCACGTCGTCCTGGGAAACGGGATCTCCATCAACTCCTCCAAGCCGCGCATTCTCGAAGCGATCCAGGAGTGGTGGGAGCTCAACGACTGGGACCGCCGCATTTACGAGCGCCTCCGCAGCCTGTACATCTACGGCGAGTGGCTGCACCTCCCCACGGAGAACGGCCGCCTCGCCGACGTCGTCCCCATCAAGATCGCCAACGTCCAGCGTGATGAGGCCGACCACGGCCAGGCGGACATTGTGGTCATCGATACCGTCCTCTCCGCGAACGGCAAAGAGCTCAAAGATGTCCCCTTCCGCGTGATCCGCGACCGCTCTGTCTCCGACCGCCGCCGCCTCGACGGCGATATCTTCTTCTTCGCGATCAACCGCGTCGCCGGCAACATGCGCGGCGTGGGCGACCTCTTCCCCGTCCTCGACTACCTGCAGGTCTTCGATGACATGCTCTTCAGCCGCGCCGAGCGGGTCAAACTCATGTCCCAGATCTTCTGGGACGTCACCATTGACGGCATGTCTGAGGCCCAGCTCGACCAGTGGATCCAGACCCGCTCCGATCTCCCGCCCGCTCCCGGCTCCGTCTTCGCGCACAACTCGTCGGTCAAGATCTCCCCCGTCGCTGCCGATCTCAGAGCCGATGACCACAGCGTGGATGCCGGCCTCCTCAAAACCCACATCATCGCCTCCAGCGGCTGGCCCAGCATCTGGTTCGACGAGTCCGGCGCAAGCCGCGCCTCCGCACAGGAAGTCGCCGAGCCCGCATACCGCCACATCCAGAACCGCCAGCGCGAGCTCGCCTCCTTCCTCACCCTCGAAATCGACTGGTACCTCCAGCAGCGCGGCATCCGCCGCTCCTCGCGGCCGTGGGAGGACTACACTATCACCTTCAGCCGCCCCTCCACCCGCGAGCTCCAGCGCATCGGCCCGGCGATCGGCCGCATTGCCGACTTCATCAACGCCGCGCTCGAAGCAGGGATCATCACCAAGGAAGAAGCCCGCGGCGTGCTCCTCACGCAGATCAACCAGCTTGGCCTCACCGACATGCCTATAGACCTCAAGCTCCCGGCAGAGCTCTCCACCCCCACGCAATAAAGGACACTCCCCGTGCTCCAGCGCTTTACCATCGCCATCGTCCTCAAGGGCATACCCCGCGACGACGCCGGCCGCGTTCTCCCTGCCGAAGTCCTGCGCGTCTCTGAAGCCCTCGCCAACTCCATCACCTACGGCACTTTCTACCTCCCCACCTCCCGCCTCCTTGTCCGCCCGGTAGTCCGCATCCGCTCTGACCCGCGCCGCCTGATGGTGGAGCTCCTCGCCGAAGAAGCCGCCAACGAGGCCGAAGCCCTCGCGTGGCGCAATACCGCCTACCAGCACAAGGTCTTCTCCGAGGCGATCAAGAAAGCCACCGCCCTTGCCGTTGCCGACTGGGCCTCCTCCTCCCACGATATTGCGCGGATTGCCTCCTGGGACGGATCTGTGCGATCATCCGCAGCAGACAGGGACGCTGCGGGGGAATATGTACGAGCCAGTTGATTACGGCATAGCGGGTGCGGCAGCGCTGATCATTACCGCCCTCTGGCGGCGTCTTCTCGTGCTCGAAGACCGCAATGATGCGAACATCAAGCACATGACGATGACCATCGAACAGCTCACGGCGGTGATCAACCGCCTCTGCGAACGCCTCGACAGGGAGAAGCGCCGTGTCAGCTCTGATTCAGCGCCTTAGCCACAACCCGCTCCTTCGCGCCTTCACCCGCACCCACGCACCAGACGACTGCGTTATCCAGACAGTCGCCAAAGCCCAGCAGACCATTGCCGAAGCGCTGAAACGCCTTGACGTGGAGGGTTCCGATGATGCCGCTGCCGCCCGCAACACGCGACGTTCTCGTCGACGCCCTCGCGCTGTTTAACGTCCTCGTCTGGGGGATCGTCCTCCTCACCTCCTTCCGGGTCTTCTTCGCCCTCGGCCGCTACAACCCGCTCCTCCAGTTCTACGCCTTTCTCATTACCCTCTTCTTTGCCTTCTCCTTCTTCAACGCCATCGCGGCCTACACCAACTCCACGGTCGACTACCAGCTAATCGACCTTGTACTATCGACAACGGTCGCGATTCTTGTTATTCATCTCCTGTGGAGGGTCAAATGACTGATGCACTCACCTTCGCCGCATCCGCGCCGTTCGTGGCCCTGATCATCCAGCTCCTGATCAAGCCGCTCTTCCCTGCGGTTCACGGCAGGCTCACGCCCATTGTGGCGTTCGTCATCGCCTGCGCATGGGGCGGCGTCCTCTCTTATACCGGCGACTTCGACGGCAATGCCGCGGAGTTCATCTTCCTCGCGGTGACCGTGGCTGCCGCGGCTGCCGGGGTGAAGTCCTGGGTTGATGAAGTAAGAGTGAGGAACGGCAGCGATGGCTGAGAACGAAGAGCTGCTCGAACGCGACTACTCCGCGGACCAGCGGAAAGACATGGCCGCCAAGGGGCTTGCGCTCCCTGACGGCTCTTTCCCGATCGCGGACATCACTGACCTGAAGAACGCGATCAAAGCGTTCGGGCGGGCCAAGGACAAAGACGCCGCCAAGCGGCACATCATCAAGCGCGCCAGGCAGCTTGGTGCCACGGACCTCCTCCCCGATGGCTGGCTCGACGAGTCCGCGCCCGAGGATGATTCCCAGTCTGAGTCCGAGTCCCAGCCCGAGCCCGAACCCTCGACCTCCCGGGCCGAAGAGTCCGCCATCACCACCTCTCTCCCTGTGGAGGCGGTCTCCGAAGAAGCCCCCACTCCCACCACCTACCGCTTCCGGATGCTTGTCATCCGCCCCGGCCTCAGCGAGAACCGCAACCTCTGGAAGCCTGAGGTCCTCGCTGAAGCCGCTCCGCTCCTTGATGGCCGGCCGATTTACCTCGACCACGGGCTTGAGCGGAGCATGGCGGATAAGGTCGGCTGGTGGTCCGATGCCTCCTACATCGATCCCGGGGGCATCTACGCCACCGCCAACATCTTCCGGAACTCCGCGCACCCGTGGCTCGGCCCCATGATCTCCGAGGCGATCAAAAACGGCCAGCCGGGGCTGATCGGAGTCAGCATCGATGCCTACGTTACAGGCACCATTGAACCAGGCCCTGACGGCTCGCTCCAGCGGGTTGTTCACCGGATCGAGCGCTTCAACTCCGCGGACATTGTCGCGGAGCCTGGCGCTGGGGGGAAACCGGTCGCGGTCGTAGCCGAGGGAATCTGCACCGACGAGGAGTTGGAAATGCTCGAAAAACTCACTCTCGAAGAGCTTCGCAAGGCGCGACCCGATCTTGTGGAAGCGCTCGCGAAGACGGCTGAGGAGTCTTCTGTGAAAGAGGAGGCCCCGAAGCCGGAAGCCACCCATGCCGCTGAAGATAGCGGCGTCATCAAGGAAGTCTCCTCCAAACTGGAGGAGCTCACCCGCCAGCTCGCTCTCCGCGAGCAGCAGGCCGCTCTTGAGGCAAAGCTGAACGCCTCCCGCCTCCCGGACACCTTCAAGAAGCTCGTCCGGGAAGAGGTCGGCGACCGGCTCCTCGAGGACGGCGCAATGGACGTGATCATTGCGAAGTACGTGGACGCCTTCAACGCCGTCACCTCCTCGGCCGCTGCCGCCCCCGCCGGCCGGGTGGTGTTCCCGCTGGGGCCCTCCGATTCGCAGATCACGCCCATTGAGCAGGTGGTGGCCGCCCTCGAAGACTGGTTCGGCGCGCCGGACCCGGAGATGAAGGGCAAGTACCACCCGATCGACTCGATCCGCCAGTTCTACACGGCGCTGACGGGCGACCGGGACGTCAGCGGCTACTACAACCCGAAGGAGTCGATTATCGGCGACTACCTCGGGATGCGGCTCGCTGAAGCCCTGCCGAACCAGCCGAACATCATTGGCGGCTCGACGGTCACCCTGCCGAACATCTTCGGCCTTTCGATGAACCGCGCCCTCCAGCGGATGTACAAGGGACAGACCCGCTGGTGGGAGCCCGTCGTCACCCGCACGCGGCTCTCGAACTTCAAGGAGCAGCAGCGGATCATCATGCACCAGTTCGGCTCCCTCACCAACCGCCCTGTCGGTACTGAGGAGTACACCGAACTGACCTACAGCGAAACCCAAGAAGTCTTCACCCCGACCGGGTACGGTAACGTGGTCTCGGTGAGCCGCCGGGCCATCATCAACGATGACCTCGACACGATCCGCCGGATCCCGCTGCTCCTCGCCCAGTCGGCCACCTACACGATCAACGAGCGCGTCGCCAACCTGTTCCTCGCGAACTCCGGCGCTGGCGTCACGCTCTCTGACGGCTTCACGTGGTTCAACGCGGCCAACCACCAGGGCAACGCCGGCACGGCGGCGCTCTCCAAGGGCTCGCTGACGGACGCGATCAAGACCGTGGCCGCGATGACCAACCAGGCCGGCAAGCGGATCGGCTGGCAGCTCCGCTACCTGCTGATCCCCGTCGACCTGCTTGACACGGCCTACGAGATCACCGCCTCGGAGAAGGTGCCCGGTTCGAACAACAACGAGCCGAACTTCATCCGCTCGCGGTGGGGCATCCCGACGGAGAACGTGATCGTCGTCCCGCAGTTCACCGACGCGAACAACTGGTACGCGCTCGCTGACCCGTCGGAGATCGCCATTATCGAGGTCGGCTTCGTCCTCGGCCGCGAAGAGCCGGAGATCTTCGTCCAGGACTCGGAGAACACCGGCACGGTCTTCACGCACGACACCATGATGTTCAAGGTCCGCCACGAATACGGCATGGGCGTGCTGGACTACCGTGGCTCGTACGGGGCGATCGTTCCCTAAGGTCTAGCCCCTAACTGGGAAGGGGAGGGGCGCTGAACGCTCCTCCCCTTTCCTGCATAAGGAGTAAGAACATATGGCGCGCCGACTCTCTTCTCTCAGTAACACCACCACTGCCTCTGGCGTGCGGGCGGTGGGGGATTCCAGCGCCGGGGAGGATGCCGCTCTCCTGAGTGAGCTGCTCACGTGGGAGCACATCCCCTCGGCCGAATCCCTTGCCGGCGTCGACCTCGCCAGCTACCTCAAGGCCCTCAAGGAAGCCGCGGCTTCGAAACCCCGCGCTGAGTGGCCATCTCCCGCGGCCTTCGCCGCCAGCCGCAAGCCGCCGGAGGACAGCGACGATGCTGCGTGACGTCATCCTCAAGATCGTCGGCAACGGTACGGCTTCCGCGCCGGCTTTCGGCGCGCTGAAAGCCATCACCATCGCCTCAGAGTCCGGGGCCGCGGCTACCCGCTCGGTCTCTGTCTCTGCTGGTCTCGGCAGCCCGTACGCGCAGACCTTCGGGCCGGTCACCATCGGCTCGGGCAGCGCCCAGTACGCGCCGCGCCTGCAGGCTGTCGGCACGAACCTCACGACCACCGTCTCCGCCTACTCCGAGTTCGTCGTCAACGGCACCGTCTCCGCCACCGTCACCGGGGCGAACCCCACGGATGTGACCCTCGTCTACCTTTACTTCGACGGAGGCTGATGATGGCGTACACGATCGTCGAAGCGCGTGCGAACATCCGGGCCGTTTTCCAGAATCTCGGCGAGCGGGCGGTGCTTGACGAGACGCTCGATGTGGCGATCTCCAGCGGCCTCCGGCGGCTTTCGTACGACCGCCCGGCAGTAACCGAGGTCACTCTTGCCGCGCCGGTCCAGCCTGACTACCCGCTCTCCACGCTCACCGGCTGGACCGATGGCTTCAGCTCCATCCGCGAGATCCGCGTCGCGCCTGTAACCGGCCGCATTTACGACCCGGCCGTCCTCGACCCGCGCGACTACCGGGTTGTCGGCAACCGCCTGTACATCGGCGACCCGTCCAGCCCCTCCGGCCTCGTGGTCGAGTTCACCGTCCCGTGGACTGTTGCCGGGGTCGACGGCGCTTCCTCCACCACGCTTGCGCCGCACCTCGAATCCGCCCACCTGTGGATCTCCTGCCACTTCCTCGCGCTCGCCATGGCCGCGAAGATGGCCGGGACTACGGACCGCCAGCTGCAGGCCGACTTCATCAACTTCCGCACCCGCTCCGACGACTACCGCGCGATCGCCAAGGAGTACGAGGAGAACTACCGCTCTGAGCTCGGCTTCTACGGCAAAGCGGCCGCGCCGGTCATCTCCTCGTCGCCGGCCTACCGCTACTCCTCCTCCTCCCAGTACCCGGTCCGCCGGCAGGTGCGCATCTGATGAACACGCGACCCATTGCCGAGGCTATCGCCGCCGAACTTGAAGCTGCTGTCCCGGACATCCCGGTCTTCATCGGCTACCCGCGCGCCGAGACCATCGGCGAAGTCGCCGTCTCCCACACCGACCCCGAGGGCCGCGTGGCCTGCATCTACGTCGCGCGGGAGCGCAGCCTCCCGATGACCTCGGAAACCGACCGCGGCCGCGTCCCCATCGGCTGCCAGGTCCACTGGAACCACACCTTCGAAATCGGGTTCTTCGTCTCCGAGTTCGGCGACCAGCAGGACTACCTCCAGTCCAGGGTCGACCAGATCCTCGACCACTTCCAGTCTGTCCGCACGCTCAACGATCTCGTCTTCGGCATTGCCCGCCCGCTGACCCTGAACCGCATCGGCGCGGCTGAGATGTGGGGAATCGGCGGCTGGCTGGCCCATTTCGAGCTGACGGTCTACGCGATCGAGACGGGGGTGACACCGACCTGATGTGTCTCTGCGGTGTGGACATCAGCTCGATAAAAGCGGCATACTACGCGATGGGAGGTACCATGCAAGAAGAAGTGCGCCTCTATATCAAACCTGGTATCAGGAGCGTCAGCGCGGGCGAGGCTGGTGTCTTCGACGCCTCGCTCTCCTCGGACAACTCCGTCCTCGTCCGGCCTGATGTTGCTGAGTACCTCCTTGCGAACATGCCCGGCGTCTTCAGCCGCGTGCCGTTCGCAAAGCCGCCGAAAAACACGCCGGTTTCTGGCTCCAAGGAGAATGACTGATGTCGCAGGCACGTTCCTTCCAGTACAAGATCGCACTTGCCAAGGAGACCACGTGGGGGACCGGCGTTACTCCGACGGTCACGTTCCCCATCATGAACGGCTCCGGCACGCCGCAGCTCCCGGCCACGTACGATGATGGGAAGCGCGGCCTCCCGACCGCGGACTTCAACGCGCTGCTTGACGCCGGGCAGGGCGAACTCAGCTTCGAAGGCTGGGTCTACCCGACGACCATCGGCCATGCGCTGGTCGGGCTTTTCGGCTCCGATGCCGTTACCGGCTCGGCCGACCCCTACACCCACACCTTCTCGCAGGTCGCGGACGTGCCCTCCTTCACCTTCGAGGAGACCTACCTCTCCGGGACGAACGGCGGCGTCCGCTATACCGGCTGCCGCTTCTCGTCCCTCCGCCTCTCGTGGGACGCGGCCAGCGGCGCGCTCCAGTACTCGGCGCAGGTGACCGGCAGGATCCCCACGGTCGTCACCCCGGCCAACCCCGCCATCACTGAAGAAGATCCCTTCGAAGGCTGGCGGGCCTCCATCACCAGCACCGGCCTCACCTCGCCCTGCGTCGTCACCCAGGGCGAAATCAACATCACCCGCGAGCTGCAGGTCGTCCACACCGGCTGTGACGACCGCAACCCGTCCTTCATTCTCGTCGGCCCGATGCGCATTGAAGGCTCGCTGCAGGTTGCCTTCACGAACATGGCGCTGTTCAACCTGTTCCTGAACGGCACCCGCCAGTCCTTCACGCTCACCTTCTCGAAGGGTTCGCCGGTCCGCGAGCTGAAGATCACCTGCTCGGACGCCTTCTTCGGCGCGAACCCGCCGGAGTGGGACCGCGGCGGTGTCGGCACATTCATGCGCCTTTCCTTCCGCGGGTTGTACAATACTACAGACGCTGGCAGCTGCGTCGTCACCCTCAGGAACGGCCAGGCCACCGCGTACTAGCAGTAAGACAAGGAGCACGCCATTTCATGTGGAAGACCGTCGTCTTCAACGTCGGGCGCGATCTGCAACTCGACCCGCCGAACAGTGAAGCCACCGTGCGGATTGTCCCGCTCGAGTGGCTTCCCAACCGCGTGCAGGTGGAACTCCTCGCACAGATCTCCGAGGCCGACGCGGCCGCCCGCGCGGCTGCGGAGCGCGAGGCCTACGCCGAGTCCGCGGCGATCAACCTCAAGATGATGTCGCGGGTTCTGCCGCAGCTCATCAAGTCGTGGACGCTCGTCGACCCGGACACCGGCCAGCCGCTGCCCGTCGACGGCGATTCGCTGGGCTCCCTTCCCACGTCCATCCTCACCGCCATCTTCTCCAAGGCCATCGGCGCGGATGAGCAGAGGGATGAGTCCGGCATCCCTTTAGTGAACGCGACGCCGTCAGAGCCCTCATCTTCGGCCCCGACACCTCTGCCGTCCAGCGTGTCTGGGCTCTAGCCCAGCTCGCTGCGGCCGAGGGCAAGGAGATTGACCCGGCGGCTCTGGAGGAGGCTCTCCAGCAGGCGCGCCCCGCAAACCTCCCAGCGCCCGATTGGCTGATAGCGGCGGAGTGCATCCGCCGCTATCATTGGACTGAGAAGCAATACTGGGATGAGATGAGCGCGGGCATGGTCGCGCGCGTTCTTTTTCTCGAATCCCTGTATGCTGAACGCGAGGCCAAGGCGGCAAAGGAGGCGCAAAGTGCCTACCCCGGGGTTCGACGTTGATGCTGGCATCGCGTACACGCTGAGTCTTGATGTCTTCAAGCAGGGCTACGACAAGAAGCTCTTTGCGATTAGCAGCAAGATCACCTCTGAGAAGACATTTTTGGTTGAGCGCATCTACGCTGAGCTGCGCAACGCTGTCATGGCCTCCTACCAGGGCTTCCCGATGCCCGGGAGAAAACTCCCGCTCATCGACACCGGCCAGTGGGGCTCGGGGCTGTACTTCTGGGTCCAGCCGCAGCTCGGCGTGATCAAAGTCTGGAACAACACCTACTACGCGCCGATTATCGAGAAGCGCGCGCGGCCGCACCTCCCGCCGATCACGGTCATCGCGGAGTGGGCTCAGCGGAAGCTCGGCCTCCCGCGGCGGAAGGCCGGCGGGTTCGCCGCCTACCTCCGCAAGAAGTACAGCAGGTACGGCCGCGCGGCCTCGCCCATCCTCGGCCTCACCGTCCTCGCGATTGTCAACCCAGAGAGCGGACGCATGCTGCCGCCTGCCCGCGCCACCCGCAGGCTCCTCCGCGAATACTTCGTGGAGTTCGCTGAGCACGTCCTGCGCATCAGCAAGAGGTAAGGGACTGAGAGATGCCTGTAGGAGGCGGCGGCGTTGACGACCGATACACAGCCGAGTTCGTAATCGACACGACTGCGGCTGAGGCGGCTATCAAACGCCTTCGCGGCGAGCTGAACCGCCTTGACGGCGTCATGCGCAACGTCAGCCCGGCTGTGCGCAACGCCACGCGGCAGGCCCGCGTCCTTACCGAGCGCGCGCTTCGCGACCTCAGCACCGAGGCCCTGCCCCGCCCTTCGCGCAAGAAGGGCGAAGACGAAGACCCGTACCGTCACCTCCGCGCCTCCCTTTACCAGCTCAATAAGGACTTCAACACGGTCGCGAGGGCTGGCGGTCTCGGCGCTGCGGAGATCGAGAACTTCGGCAAGCGCATTGACCGCATTTACTACAAGAACCAGCAGCTTATCCAGTCCAACAGCGCCCTGTTCAGCAGCTTCCGCAAACAGCGCGCGGCTATTGCTGAACTTGCCCAGTGGCTGCATCGGATTGAGCAGGTCGGGCTGGAACTCAACATGGCCGAGCAGGTCATGGCAGAGGCCCGCGAGATCGAGCGTACCCAGCAGCGGGCTCTCGCCGCACAGCGCCGTTATGAGGCGGAGAACGAGCGTATTGCGCGGCAGATGCGCCGCACGCTCGAAGCGGAGCAGAAGGCCCGCATCGAGGCGGAAAAGCGCGCCCTCGCGGAACAGGAGCGCATCCGCGCAAAGCAGATGCAGCTTGCGCGGGAGCGGCAGAAGCAGGCTGAGCGCGAACTGGCGGCCGCGCTCCGCATCTACGAGCAGATGAAGCGCATCCAGCCGGATCTCGTAATGCCGGCTGCGCTGCAGGGCTATGTCCGCAGGCAGCAAAAGAAGACTCCCACGTATACGCGGCTGGTCGACGAGATCCAGCGGGCTATGAGCAGCGCCGAGGCTGCGGCAGCTTCCGGCGGCGGCAGAGGAGGCGGCGGCGTCACGGGGCCCTATAGACCGGTCGCTTCTTCCGCAGAGCCGCCGCGCAGGCGCGGCATCGTTCCGCTCCACGGCAAGGACCGCATACGTGGCCAGGCGATGCCTGAGCGCACGCAGGAGCAGGCCAGGGCTCTCCTGAAGCTCTCCAGCGCGGCCCAGGGCGTCATGGTCGGCATGGGCCTCGCGCATGGCTCGGTGATGAACCTCGCCTTCAGCTTCATCTTCCTCTCCTACGGGATTGTGAAGCTTGTGGCGCTTTTTGCTGCCCTGACTGCTGCGGTTGTCACGCTGAAAAAGCTTCTCTATGACCTCCCCAAGGCCGCGCAGGCGGTTGGGCAGGCCTTTGAAGCGACCGGCCAGCAGATGGCGTCGTTCCTCCGCAGCGCCCAGATGGCTTGGGATGTTATGGAGCAGGGGCGGATCATCGCCGAGAACTACGGCGTTGCGATCGATGATGCCCGACAGGCCGTTTTCGAGCTCACGAAAGTCAACCAAGCCCAAGCTCCTGTTATCGAGGCCCTGCTCAACGCCTCCGCCGCGACCGGCCGGGCGTTCTCCGATGTGGCCCGCCAGTACGCTGATATCCTCCGCGCCTCGAACGAGCAGCGTTCTAACCTCGTGCAGCAGTTCGCGAAGGACATGGACATCGCCGTCCGTGACTACGCGAACACTGTTGAACTCATCACTGCGATAAACGAACGGTTCGCGGGTGCCGCCGAGGCCCAGGCCCAGACAACCGCCGGCATGATCGGCCGCATGCGGGCATACATCAGCTCGCTGATGACCGATATAGGAATCATTGTCAATGAAGCCATCAAGCCGGTCATCGCTATTTTCGCCGGCTTCTTCCAGGGGATGTCCAAGGGCTTCCGCTCTGCTATGGAAGCGGCGAAGGCAAGCGGCAAGCTGAGCAAAGAGCTTCAGGAAGTCCGGGCGGCCGCTTCGGCGCTTCTGCCGAAGATGGCTGAGCTCGGCTACGTGATCGGCCGTGCGCTCTTCGGCGCGATCATGCTCGTCGTCCGCGCGATCAAAGTCTTTCTCGATGTGTTGCGGGCCGCGGTGAACGCGCTCAAGTGGATCATTGACCAGATCCGCTCTGTTGCGCAGATCCTGAAGAAAGAAGGCATCGAGCCGTTCCTCGACGCCCCGCCCGTTGTCACTGGCGTTGTCACGGCGATCATCAAGGCGCTTACGCACCTGATCAAATACATCGCTGATGACTTCCTGAAGCTCCTCCGCTCAGCTATCGATGACATCGCGAAGGGGCTCGGGAAGCTCAGCTCCGTCTTCGACGATGTTGTCAAGGGGCTCGGCAAGGCCACTAAAGGCGCGGCCGACGATGCCGGCAAGGGCCTGAAGCCGCTCGCTACGCTGTTCGATGACATCGTCAAGGGGCTCGGAAAAGGCGTCTCGAAGGCCGTTACCGTCATAGACGACTTTTTCCGCGCGCTGATGAAAAACCCCAAGGGCGCACTCGATGACGTCGGCAAGGGGTTCCGCGGCCTGGCGGACAACCTCATCTCCAGCGCTGATGACATGGTCCGCGGTGTTATCCCGGCGCTGAAGAGCGTCAGCAGCAGCATCGGCTCGTTCGCTGACGACCTCGGCCGCGGCATCGTCCGCACAATGAGCAGCGGCAGCTTTGACGACGTTATCCGCGGCTTTTTCAGCGGCCTCGGCAACGCCTTCCGCACCGCTTCCTCCACCGCCACCAGCCTCTTCGACGATATCGGCCGCGGCATTTCCAGCGCGTTCAAGAGTGCGCTCACCATCACGAGCGGTCTTGATGATATCGCCCGGGGCCTCTGGGGCTCGCTGAAAGCTGTCTTCGCCGTACCGAAGGAGATTTTCAAGGGGCTCGTCTCCGGTCTCAAGAGCGGCCTCATCATCGCGCTCATTGAGGCGGTGACGCTCAAGGGGGTCGACCAGCTCCCAATCTCTGAACAGTTGAAAACGTCCATCAGCGGCGTGGCCCAGATGGCATTCCTCGGAGCTGGACTCGGCACGATCTTCGGCCCTGCCGGGATAGCTATTGGTGCTGGACTCGGCGCGGCGATCGGCCTCGGACTCGAAGCCGTAAAGCCGGGCCTCGCCAAAGAGATGATGGACAAGCTCAATGGGGCCATCGGCGGCGCGCTGGAGGGCGTCATCACCTTCACCCGCGAGAAGATCATCCCGTGGAGCAAGGAGTTCATCCAGGGATTCGTTGGGATCGGCGGCGAAGCTGATACGGCCGCGCAGAAGCTCGGCCAGAACTTCCGCGAGGGCGCAGACAAGGCCGCTGAGGCCTTGGGGCGGGCGACGCTTGCGGTCGGCGACTTTACTGTGAAAGCCGGCAAGCTGGCGGTTGATATCGGCTCGCACGCTGACGACGCGTGGCGCAAGCTCAAGGAGATCCTCGGCGTTATCGGCGACTACATCAAGACCCGCTTCGGCCCGACGTGGGAGCGCCTCTCCACGTTCTTTGTGCAGGAACTTGTCCCCGCGATGAAGGAGACCTACGGCTGGTTCAAGGAAAACATCTGGCCGATTCTCAAGGGCCTTGCTGAGTTCATCGTCAAGGACGTCATGCCGGTTCTTGGGAAACTCGCCCTCTGGTTCGGCGAGAAAATCCTCAAAGCCCTCGGTATACTCATCGACTTCGGCATTAAGGTCGCGCTGAAGTGGTTCAACGACTTCTTCGACTTCTTCAAAGAATACGGCTGGCCGGTGCTGAAGTTCACCATCGAGCAGATCGGCAACCTTGTTGAAATCATCATCGATGTCGGCAAAGCCATCTACGAAAAGGCTGAGCCGTACATCAAAGCCATTTGGGACTTCCTGAAGAACAAGCTCGGGCCGGTCATCAATGACGTGGTCGAGTTCGGCCTCAAGGCGATGAAGAGAGTTCTTGACGAGATCGCAGACATGCCTACGCCGTTTGGTATGCTCAAGGCAGCGCTTGATGGCATCAAATCGGTGGTAGAGACCATTTGGAATACTCTGCAGAAGATCAAGGACTTCGACATTGGGAGCATCGCGAAGAAGATTCCCGGGGCCGGCATGCTGGGCAGGATCGACATCTACCCGTTCAGCAAGGGCGGCATTGTCCGCGGCCCATACCCGGGCGACACCGTCCCGGCCATGCTCAGCCCCGGCGAGGTTATCCTCAACGCCGCCCAGCAGCGCAACCTTGTCGGCCTCATGGCGGCCCTTGCCGCCTCGCCTCGTGATACCGGCGGAGGCGGCACGCTGATCATCAACGTCAGCCTCCCGAACAGCGTTGTGGCCGATGAGTCCTCTATGAACGCCCTGGCCGGCCGCGTGGCTGATGCCATCACAGCGCGTCTCGGGAGCGGCCGAAAGTTCACCTACCACAGGGTTTGATGCATGGCGTTCGAACTCTTCATCAACGGCGCTGACTTTACCGACTACTTCGTGCGGCAGTCCCTCGTGGTCACTGAGGCCCTGCAGGCGAACGGCCAGACCATGCAGTTGCAGATTGTCCTCCCGACCAGCTCCTCGCTCACGCCGCCGCAGGGTGGGAACGAGATCGTCTTCCTCAAGGACGGCGGCAAGGAGTTCGCCGGCCGCATCAACCGCGTCGAGCAGCTCGCGCCTATCAACTCGCAGGTCAACACCTACGCGCTGGACTGCGTGGACTACACGGCGGACCTCGACCGCGTTCTCATCCAGACGGACATTGCGCCGGGCACGGCCGGCGACGCGGTCCGCACTGTCCTCGCGCTCGTCGGCAACGGCTTCACCTCGAACAACGTCGTCAACGGCCCGCAGCTTCAGAAGATCGAGGTCCGGTACGAGTCCCCGTCGTCGGTCATCTCGCGGATCGCGGAGTCCATCGAGCACCAGTGGTACGTGGACTACGACCGTGATGTCAATTTCTTCTTCATCCTCGACAGGCCGGCCCCGCTCGATACCGTCAACCTCGACACCGATACGGACACCTACTTCAACTGCGTGGTCTCCGAGGACTGGTCGCAGGTCAAGAACGTCATCTACCTGACAGGCGCGAAGGCGAAATCCTCCAACACCTACACCCAGTCGTTCACCGGCAACGGCTCGATTCGATTTTTCCCGCTCGCGTATGAGCCATGGTCGCTCTCCACCACGACGGTCAAAATCAACAACGTCACCCAGAACCTCCTCCTTGACAGTGTCGACGGGTTCGCCGGCTCCTCCGACACAGCCCCGCCGAACAGCGCGTATCTTTGTCTGGATAACTGGGGCGTGCGCACCCCAGACAACCAATCACCCCCCGGCAACGGCGTCCCGGTGAACATCACCTACGCCTATGCCTACGAGCCGGTCATCGTCGTCGAAGACCCGGACAGCATCGCCCTCATGCAGCAGCGGGAGAACACCCCTACCGCACCGTCAGACGGCCGCCACATGTTCAAGTTCAACGTCCCCGACATGCGGGTGGAGTCCGAGGAGACCATCTACGAGTACGGCCTGCTCCTGCTTCGCCGTTACGCAAAACCGATCCTCACCGTGCGCTTCAGCTCGTGGTTCCAGGGCTGGCGGGCCGGCCAGAACTTCCACGTCTACTCCTCGCCCACCATGCGCAACGTCGATACTCAAGTCTTCATCAAAAGCGTCTCGAAGCGTATCCTGAAGTCAAGCGACGGCCAGGCGCGGCTCTTCTACGACGTGACCGCGACGAACTCGCCGTTCCCAGGATAAGCACGTGGCTGGAATCGAAGACCTCGACCGCCTGAACCGCATGGTGTCGAACCTGTACACCGCGGCGTTCGAGAAGCAGCCGGTAGGCCAGAACGCCGTCTTCAAGCTCTCTGTGACATCCCGCGAAACGGTCGCTGTCAACGAGGGCGACCAGCCCTATATGCTGGGCTCTGCGTCTACCGGCCGCGCGTATACCCCGCTCACCACGACGAACTACTCCTACAGCACCGGTTACTCCGGGACGGGCCGAAGCTCGATTACCGCTGAGTTCTTCAAGGCGCCCTCTGCTCCGAACGGTTTCTGGGTCGCGGCCCGTGTCGTGCCGTACTGGACCGACTCCTCGCCTCCGCCCGGCCAAACCCACGCAACCCTCATCTCGTACGCAAACGTCTACTGCGGCTATAACTTCTCCACTAAGGCGTGGGAGGTCAACATCTACGGCCAGTCCACCGGGCCGTCTGTCCCCACCTCCTACACCACAAGCGGCACAGTCACCGACGTCCGGGCGGCGGCTTACCACAGCGCCAGCAACACGGTACTCAGCCTCTGGGTCAACAACAACCCGCTGGTCCAGGTCACGCTCTCGGGCAACCTGATCAGCACAGGCACAACGGTGACGATCGGCAACGAGCCGAACAGCAGCTATAACCGGCCGCTCCAGGCTGGGATCCGGGTTATAGCCGGCGGCCCGCCCCCGCCGCCCGCTACTGAAGCCGCGGACTTTCCCAGCTCGAACCTGAAGCAGCTCGGTGTGTACGAGGTCAAGGAGCGCTACGTCTTTGCTTTTATGACCCAGCCAAACGTCTCAACCAGCACGCTCTACGGTCCCTGCACCTTCCTCTGGCAGGGCGGCTGGTCTGGTACAATCAGCCCTGGCTTCTACGCGCCTATCAGCAATACGGCGTGGCAGGGCGACCGCTACGGGGAGTGCTATGCTGGATGATGTGATCAGCCCCTATGGGCGTGTGGTGCTTGAGTTCACCGACCCGCTGACCGGCGAGGTCGTCGAGCGGCGCGAGTTCAAGAACACCACGACGAACCAGTTTAAGGCGGCTATTGCGGGGGCTATTGCCGGCACGCCGGGGACGGCGCCTTCGCACATCGGGTTTTATGGCGGTGGGATATGGCGCGTTGGTACTAACCACTACAACGCGGCAAACTACTCAACCCTGAATGGGTCTTCAACTCGTGTAGGCACATTTTTCATAACCGACCCCCCAACTGGTCAGGCTTTGGCGTCGTTCGCTTTCTATATGCAGCGTGTCGGGGTTGTGGCTGGGCCGCTACGGGCCGAGATATGGACAAACTCGAGCGGGCAGCCCGGCGCGTTTTATGCGAGCGTTGTCGACCTCGATCCTTACCGGGTCAGCGCTCTTAATCCAAACTGGGTGTTCTTCACTCCTTCCTCTCCGATACCCCTTGCCTCCTCCGCGACCTACTGGTTTGTCCTTTACGCACCGAACCACACTCATCAGGCAAATGTCAGCGAAATTCGCGTGTTCAGGAGCTCCTATGTGGTCAATGGCTCCACTGACCGTTTGTATAACGGCACATCGTGGACTGCTATCAACAGCAACTATCTAAAGACACCAGCCTTGAAGCACACCGCCGCCAGCACCGGTTTCAACCAAACTGCTGGCATCGACATCGGGCGGTACGCGCTCACATTCCAGAAAGCCTCAGGGACTCAAGCGCGGCTTGGCTTGGCTGTGCCCACGAGCTTCGCCCCGACTTTCCCCATCATGGCCGTCGGTCTTTTCAACCACCCGACCTCGAATACATCGATGCTCGCCTTCACCGAGCAGCCGTTCGTCAAACTCTCCAACTACGGCCTCAACGTCTACTGGCTGATTGATGTAACGTAACGTGATGCAGTATGACGAACTCAGCAGTCCAACCCGGGCAGATCATCACAGCGGCGAAGCTGAACAACATCACGACTGGCACCAGTGCGCCAGCAGCATCGGGAAGCTACCCAGTTGGGGACATTTGGGTAGATCCAACTGCAGACCCGCGTGTTTTCACCAGCCCCAGTGCTTGGTCCCCCTTGAGCCAGCTGCTCAACCCACCGCCGAGAGCGTTCCGCATTAGCAACACCAGCCTTACCTACAACAGCGCGTCGGATTACCTCACAACCGCTGTTAGCTGGACACAGGGCATCACGTCCAGCAGCGTCTTCGGCGGCTTTATCACATACAGGGTTGACCCCACCTCAACAAGCTACCGCTCGCGGTTCGAACTGCGCGCCGACAGCCAAACAGGCACACTCCTCGCGTCGACTTCGTACTCCACCACCTACCAGAGCGTACCGGCGCGGCACTACGTCATCGAGTGGATCGTTGGCCCGGTGTTCACCACTTCAGGCGGGAACAGAAGAGTAGGCTGGTGCAGGATGTTCCAGGCCGATGACAACATGACGGCCGGATCATCCAGCACCGTGTCTGCTTTTGTAACACTCTCCACACAAACCGCGACCTTCACCAGCGCTTGGCTTATCCTGCCGCCGGCAACACTGACGAGCGGCACTTCGGCAAAAGTTGTCTACTGGGTGATCTAGGAAATGTCGAACTCGAAAGTCTCTCCCGGTGACGTCATCACCTCCCGGAAGGTGAACGAGATCACAGTCGGTACCACGGCACCTTCGACAACCGACTTGTCCGCCGGCTCGCTCTGGGTGGATACCTCTGTCTCGGGCCAGCCGAGGATCAGGTACTGGACTGGCAGTGCGTGGAATACGGTCACCTCACCTGCGAACCTTGTTACGTCCTACATAGGACAGCTTGGACCGGTTACGGCCTACCAAGTAACCCAAGGGGGCACGACGGTAGCAAGCTTGTCCTTTACCGGGTACAACCCGGCCCAGTACAGGACGTACATCGTCGGACAGATCCGCCAGACAGTCACTATGACCACCCAGACGTACTGGCGGATGGCAGTGCGGTTGAACTTCTCCACCACCGTTCTTGACTTCCAAGTGAACAACATGAACCCCGGCACCTACTTCTTCGCCGTCGAGTACGGGCCGTCTTACAGCGGCGGCTCTTCCACACACCGCCTCGCCGCGCCATTCACAGGGCACTTCATCCCGGACTCGGCTACTCCCGGCACGGTGTACACCGCGTCAGCGGGCTTTACTGCGGTACAGTGGTTCTCCGGAAACGTCAACGCTCTCAGCGTCTTCCTCTACGACACAGCGCCGAACCTTCAAGGCGTGTATGAGGTCGGCCCGATCCACATCTACCGCCTCGACTACCTCTAAGAAGCATAAAGCGCGTCGATGCTGTACTCCGGCTCATAGGGGTTATCCTCTGCGGCATACACCGCCGCCACCCCCACACTTATCAGAGCCTTCAGGCACTCCGCACAGGGCGCGGTTGTCACATAGCACTCCGCGCCCTGCGCGCTGATCCCGAACTTCGCGCACTGCAGGATGGCGTTCAGCTCCGCATGGATGGTCCGTTTACAGTGCCCATTCACCACGAGACAGCCCTGTTCCGTGCAGTGCGGGGCCTTGGGCAGGGAGCCGTTGTAGCCGGTCGCGATGATCCTCCCGTCCTTCACCAGCACAGCGCCCACCTTCCTGCGCGTGCAGGTCGAGCGCTGCGCGATGGTATACGCAACCTGCATGAAAACCTCAGCGGCTTCGGGCCGCCGCGTATCGCTGGAAGTACTCAAGGAACAGCTCCTTTGCGTCTTTGGGTCTCAGACAGGCGATCTGGACGTTTGCCTTAGCCGCCACCGGGATCTCCCACGGGGCGGGTTCCGGTGCCATGAGGGCTTCCTTCTCAGCGAGGAGAACCTGCTGGTCGGCCACTACCACAATCCGCGGGATGGGGTAGGCCAGACCGAAGCGCTCCGCCACCGCCTCCATCAGCCGCTCCTCGAGGACCCTGTAGTCCTTGCAGAACTGCTTGACCGGGGCGGGGATATCCCCGAGGTACGCCTCGGCGGCGTCGTGGAGCAGCCCCTCCAGCGCGAACTGGCCGGAGACTGACCCGACCCGCACTGAGTGCTCCGCGACCGAGTAGAACAGCCGCGAGTTCCCCGCGAACCGGCAGACATGCGAGAGCGCATGGGCGATGTCCTCGATGTCAATCATCCCCGCCTTCGGGTTCAACAGGTCGATTTTCTTACCGCTGTAGCTCTGAACCCACATAGCGCAGTACCTGCTCCACACGTTCTTTCCTTGTTCCCGGCGTGATCTCTGCGTCCACGGCAAAGCTGAGCTGCTCGCGCTCAGATGGGTGCGCCCTCCACGGCTCGTCACCAAGATCCGACAGGGGAAGCACCCTGAAGAGCCAGCCGCCGCGGGCACGAACGGCATCAGCTTCGTCTTGGTAGCGGACGTCGTCAATAATCACGGCCTTGAGCCCGGGGCATTCGGCCGCCAGCCGGTCGATATTCTTCATCGCAATCCGCACATAGCGGCCAGGGTCGTGGAGCCTGTGCACCGCGCCCCACGCCTGCAGCAGCTCGCGAATCTCGCGGGTCTTGTGGGTGCGGTCCAAGATCATCTCCGCGATGGGCGGGAAGCCGAACGCCTCCACCGCGGCGGCAAGCTCGGCTCTCAGGCCGCCAGCAAACGACACCCACAGGATGCCAAGCTCCGCGGCAAGGTCTTCCGCGAGCGTCGTTTTTCCGCTGCCGGCCGGGCCGCACAGCCCAATAATCCTCATGCCTCTTTCTCCATGCTTATGGTGATCTGCGAGTACTCGGCGGTCTGCTTGTAGGGGACCTCGAAGCCGAACCGCGCGGCTATGGCCTCGAGAACCGCTGTATCAATAACCCGCCGCCCGCGGACCTTCGTCCTCTTCATCCTGATACCGTTCCCCAGCGAGACCTCCTCCCCGTCCTGCAGCGCTTCGAGCAGCTCCGCCCGCAGCCGCTCCTTCTCGGCCTCAAGCTGCTTGATCTGCTCGTACACCTGCCAGTAGGCCAGCCCCGCTTCCACCGCGCGGCTCTGCGCTCGCGGCAGCGCCGTCCCCGTGCCGACCTCAACGGGGATGTCGTCCAGCCCCCTGAGCTCCTCATCCACGCCCTGGACGAGCGGGCAGAGCCGCCGGTACGGGCAGAACCAGCACTCCTCGCTGTTCCCGCCGCGGTCCGGCTCGGGAATCCGCCCCTCGTACATCGGCACAACGACCTTCTCGTACAGCCGCTTATTCATGGCCTCGAAGTATTCGCGGTCCCGCTCCACGACCTTCATGCCGATTTCCTGCGACTCCTTGTTGAGCGCCACGACCAGCGCCCACGAGGGCCGCCCCCACGTCTCGACGAACTCGCGGTAGCGATCGCTCTCCCAGAGCTCGTCCGCCGCCGGCGAGGCCATGGTGTTGATGTACTCTTGGATCTGCCCGTAGTACATGGCGAAGAGGCTGTTCGATCGGTCATAGCCGGCCGCCATGAACCGCCGGAAGTTGGCCGCGTTGAGCGTCTTCACCTCAAGAACAGCCGGCTCGCCGCGCAGCAGCCGCAGGGTGGCGTCCGGCGGCAGCCGCTGCACCAGCCACAGGCCGATCTCGCGGCTGTCGCTGATCGTCACCAGCCCGTCCGGGTGCCCGACCCTCCAGGGGTCGTCATGGGCGATCTCAAGCTGCTCCTCCAGCGCAAACCACACATCCAGCCCGTTGTCCGCCAGCAACTGGATGATCATCGGCTCAAGGGCGCTCCCGATTCTAAAACTCAGGTTGTTCTTCCCGGCATCATCGCGCTCGGTCCCCACCATCGCGTGGTAGGCGACGAGCGCGCACGGGTCCCCCAGGCTCATCCGTATCGGCAGTAAGTTCCTCACTTAGCCTTCTCCTTTGCCTTGACCCAGGGCGGGGCCTCAACCTCGCCCCACGAGGGGCCGCACTCAAAGTCTACGAATACCGGGACCTTGAGCGGGATGGCGCTGGCCATGAGGGGCGGGATGTTCTCATACAACCACTCCAGCTCCTCGTTGGGCGCTTCCAGCACCAGCTCGTCGTGGACGAGCGCGACGATCTTCGCCCTTGAACCGTTCTCCTCGATCCACCGCTTTGTACGCAGGACGCCGAGTTTGAAAAAGTCCGCGGCTGAGCCCTGCACGGGGTGGTTGATGGCCCCTCGCTCAGCCTCGCCGCGCCGCTCGCGGTCGGTGCTGGTAATGTCCTCGAAGTAGCGCCGCCGGCCGAGAATTGTCTCAGAGTAACCGTTCTGGCGGGCGAAGGCGATCACCGACCGCTGCCACTCGCGGAGCTTCGGGTAGGCCCGGTAGAAGCCCTCGATGAACTCCTCGGCGTCTTTGAGCGTAAGGTTCAGCGTCGGGGCGCGCCTGATCAGCCCCGGGGCGGCGAGCCCGTACAGGGAGCCGAACCCGATGGTCTTGGCCAGGGCCCTCATCTCCTTCCAGCGCTTCGGCCCGACCTCCTCCTCGGTCGTGCGGTAAATGGCGCGCGCGGTGTTGGAGTGGATGTCGCCGCCTTCGCTGAGCTCGCGGATCATCGCTTCGTCGCCGCAGAGGTGGGCGGCCACCCGCATTTCGATCTGCGACAGGTCGATGCCGCAGATCGACCACCCCGGCGGCGCGGTGAACGCGCGGCGGATGAGCGATCCGTCAATCTCCGCGGCGATGTCCTGCCGCTTGCGTGATGGGATGTTCGTGGCGTTCGGGTTGGCTGAGGAAAGCCGCCCCGTGGCCACAGCAGCCTGCCGGTATTCGGGGTGAATGCGCCCGGTTTGCGGGTCGACCCACTTCGGCAGGGTGTTGATGTACGTCCCCTCGAGCTTGAGGATGGCGCGGGCGGTCAGGATGTCGCGGATAAGCTGGTTATCAGGGTGCGCCGCGAGGTCGACTGCGCCGGTCGGACGGGCCTCTTTGCCGTCCTTCACCACCACGGGAATCCGGTACGGCGTATCCTCGTCGTAGAGCAGCCGCGCGACCTCCCGCCACGAATTCACGGGGAATTCCGGCTGGCCGGTTACTGCCTCCAGCCGCTTCATAACCTCGGCATAGGCGGCGCGGATATCCGCGGCGGCCTTTTCCAGCGCGGCGGCCTCGAAGTGCATGCCGGTCCGCTCCATGTCCACGATCACGTCGTTGAACGGCACCTCAAGCCCGCGGTAGAGCTCCCAGAGGCCGCGGTTCTTCAGGACCCGCTCCAAATACCTGTAGAGGCGCAGCGACGCGTCAGGGTCCTGGGCGGCGTAGGCAGCCACGGCCTCGGGATCAGCCTCCTGCGCAGCGAGCATGTCCACCACGTACTTCCCCGTGACCGGGTGCTTGGCCTTGAATTTCCGCTGGTAGAAGACATCGATGCGCTCCATCTCCAGCCCGAAGGCCCGCTGAAAGCCGTCCTTGAGGCCGGTCGGGAAGTCGCCCGCCACCCAAGCCATGAGCATGGTGTCGTCCCAGCCGCGCAGTTCAATCCCGTAGTTCCGGCAGATGTGCCGCTCGAACTTCACGTTCGAAACGATCTTGTGGACAGCGGGGTCTTCGAGGCGCGGCCTGAGCAGCTCCATAACGCGCCGCGCCTCTTCCGGGTCGCTGCACTGATAGTAAATGCCGTTCCCCGGGACGGCGCAGATGCCCACGCCGATCACCCGCGCGCTCCTCAGGGAGATGCCGCTCTCGAAGCCGGTGGTCGTTTCAAGGTCAAAGCCCCACTCAGGCGCGGCGGCGGCTTCGAGAAGCTCCTCGAGGGTGCCGGCTGTTTTGCGGAACGGGATGCTCTCCGGCGGCGTGTAGCAGCCGCGGGCGACCTCCACGGCTGTGCGGATATCGGAGAGAAAGTTGCGGGCGTGAGCCGTCCTGTTGCGGAGAACCGCCGCCGGGTGAAGCGCAGGCACCACGTACCGCTCCCTGCCGAGGATCTCCCGGCGGTAGACGTTCCCGCGGGCGGCGCTAATACTCACCTTCTCGCCGGGGAGAATCGCCTTGAGCGCAGTTGCGCCGAGGACGATGATCACGTCCGGGTCGACGGTCTGGATCTCAGCCTCGAGGAGCGGCCGGCAGGCCTTGATCTCCTGCGGCGTGGCCTCGCGGTTTCCCGGCGGGTGGCAGTGGTTGACGTTGGTGCGGAACACCTCCGTGTCCATGTCCACGCCGAGGACGCGGAAGTGTGAAGCGAGGAACTTCCCGGATGGCCCCACGAGCGGCTTTCCCTGTGCGTCCTCTTCGGCCCCCGGGGACTGGCCGATGACCATGATCCTCGCCTTCTCCGGCCCAATCCCCCAGCATATCCGAGACCTCGTCTCAGAAAGCGGGCAGCGCCTGCAGCCGAGGAACTCGCGGATGATCAGCGGCTTCGGCTTCACTGGGGCTTCCTCAGGATGGTGAAGTATTCGTGGACGAGCCGGATGGGGTAGTTGATATCCCCGCCGCTCTTCGTGTTGTGCTGGATCTTGATGACCCGGATCTCCTTGACCAGCTTCGCGGCGCGGACGTTCTCAGCGCTGAGGAGATCGTCGGTAATGAAGGCGGTATAGGAGCGGGACTTGATCCGCGCGTCGCCGGCGAGCACCCCGAGAACGCCGCCCGGCCGGACAATGCTCCCCAGCCACACAAGGATGTCCCGCGCCATGGCAAGGAACTGCGGATAGGTGGAGGCGCGCGACAGGTCCGAGCTGTGGGCGGAGTACTTCACAATGTCCCAGTAGGGCGGGTGCCAGAAGACCCCGTCCGGGTACTCCTGAGCGAAGAACTCGCGGACTATACGCGCGCGGACGGCCTTCGAGGTGAGGTCATAGCCGCTGTGGATGTCCGTGCCTGCGTACCTGATCCTGAGGTCCGCGGCCACCTCGCGCGACGTCCCTGAGCCTTCCATCGGGTCATAGAGGAATGTGATGCCGTAGGACTCGATGAAGTCTTTCACTAACCATCCGCTGGTGTTGCCGGCCCACTGGCTATCGCCCCACTTCCCGCGGTCGGGGTATGACACCACCGTTGTCTCAAACGCCATCCGGGACCACCTCCCCGGAGAAGAATTCCCTGATCCGCATGGCGAGCGTCGGACCGATGCCCGCGGCTTCGGTGAGCTGCCGGATCTCTGCGTTGGCTATTGCCTGCAGCGAGCCGAACTGGATGAGCAAGGACTTTGCCTTTTCCTCGCCCAGCCCCTGGATGGACATGAGCGCCTCCACGCGGCTGTCAAGCGGCTCGCCGAGCGGGACGGTAATGACCGGCCGCGGCGTCGCGTCACGAAGAAGGTTGTGCTGGCCGCGTTCGAAGTAGTGCGCGAGGCTGAGAATGCGGCGCTCCACTGCGCCGTCATCCGGCACGTCTGTGCAGATGAGCCGCACGCCGTGCATTTGCGCCGCGGCAAGAGCACCCTCAAACCGCGCATAGGGGAACGTGGCCGGGCCGAGGCGGATCATCCCCCTGTAGACCCGCGGCAGCCCGGCGAGGAGCAGTACCGCTATGTCGTAGGTGATGAGCAGGCCGCGCATCTGGAAGTTGAAGCGGCCGCTGGTGATCTTCCCACAGAGGTCGGGCACGGTGGAGATCTCTATGCCGACGGAGATCTTCTTCCCGTCGAGTTCTACGTCCTCGAGCACGACATCCCCGAACTGGAGCCGCTCGACCTCGACATCAAGCTGTCCGGTAATCCGCAGCCATGTGGAGAACCCCCTGCGGGAGGCCTCCTCTCTGTCATCAATCTTCACTCTCATCCGCGGGCTCCTCCACTGCCTCCTGTACGAACGAGCGGAACTGCTCGCGGGCCTGTTCGAGCATCCGCACGGCCTCTTCTTTGTCCGTCACGTTCACCGTCTTCGCCACTTCCTTCCTGTACCGCTTGAGGTCCTCGTAGAACTCGGTGAACGGCTCCGTGTAGTAGCAGGCCTCCCCGCGGTCTTTCACGACCGTCATTAGGCGGCTGATCCGCGGGGAGCTCTCCTTGTTCGCGTCCAGGGGCCGCACGCTCCACAGCACCACACAGGTGTTGACCATGCGCACGAGCTTCCCCACGCCGGTCGGCTTGAGCCCAAGCTGGTCGAAGAGGAGGATCGGCTCGCGGGACTCGCGGCCGGCCTTCGTCATCATTTCCGTGACGTGGGCCAGCCCGATGAAGTTCAGCTTGGGGCTGTTCACCAGCGGCCGCATGGTGGCCTCGTAGGTGCGCGTCACCAGCGCCCACGTGTCGGCGTCGAAGGCGCCGAAGCCCAGCTTCTTCTGCCCGGGGAGGACGCCGAGCCGGTTGGCGACCTCGTCGTTCAGGTTCAGCCCCTTCAGCTCGGCGATGTACTGCTGGGCGAGGGCGTAGGCGGTCGAGGCGAGGTCGACCACGACCCAGTCGCCGGTTTCGGCGTGCTTGATGATGTAGTTGGCGGCTCTGACGATGGTCGGCCAGTCGCCGGCATAGAAGGGGTAGACGTTGCCGCCGTTCTCGTAGTAGAGGTCCTCAAACTCGTAGCCGGGGGCGAGGAACATCGGCGCGGTGTCGTCCGTGTCGATGACCCACATGCGCTTGCCCTGCGGCTGGAGGCGGCGGGCGATCTGCATGTAGGCGTAGGACTTGCCGGAGTTGGTGTCCCCGGCAAGGAGAATCCGCTCCTTCGGCGCGTTGAGCCCAGGGGAGATTGCCCCGCGGCCCAGTGTTTCGATATCGATGGCGGCCCTGCCGCCTGCTGCTGGCCCCGTTGTCGGACGGAGCGGCCGTAGTCCCTTCTGCTGTTCCACGCTGTTTCTCCTGAGAGATCACACAGGGCCGGGACCTGCGCCGGGCCCGGCCCTGTGCTGGCGGTTGTCGGCTAGCTGCCGGTGTCCAGCTTGATCGGCTTGAGCCCGGCTTCTTTGCGGATGTCGTTGTCGATGCCGTAGATCTCGGTGATCTCGTACTGGCGGCGCTGCGAGCCGTCGCGGTTTGCGACCGTCTTCTGCTGGCGGCGGAAGTGGAGGCCGATGAGGTCGGAGATGGACTTGATGTGGAGGACGGCGGCGTTCTGCGGGTTGCCGCTGATGCCGAAGTTCTCCAGCGACTGGAGGAAGGTGCCGTAGTCGCTCTGCTTGGAGGGGGCCATGCGGCGCTTCTGGCCGTTGCTGACGATGACCTTCGGGAGGTTCATGTACCACGTGACGGTGTCGGTCTCCAACCCAAGGTCAGCGGCGTTGTCGACCTGCATGTCGACGGCGAGGCGGTCCGGCGTGACGTACTCGCGGCCGGATTCGTCCGTGCGGAGCTCGCCGCCCGGCAGGACTTCCATGCCAATGATCTTGGCGGTGATGTCCGAGAGCATCCCCTCGGAGAGCTCGTCGACGCTGAGAGCAAGCGTCGAGAGGTCGTCGAGGTCCTCGGTCTTGAGCCCGATGACGGGCTTGCGGCGGGTGATGTCGGTAGCTTCAGGCATGCAGTACTCCTTTCGTTGTTGAAGCTGTCTGTACGGTACGCGTCGTTGGCTTTGTTGTCAATACCCTTCTATAGCTCTACCCCCGTTCTGAACGCAACTTTCTGCATCGCTGCCCGGGCTTTCGGCAGGCGCGCCCACCCGTCGTAGACCAGTGAGCGGCGGAACCACTCCGGGAAGTCCGCGCGGTACGCGGCGTAGAACCACTTGAACTGGGCGTCTACGATAACCGTGGTCGCGTCGTACTTCGCAGAGCGCTTGGCGCGGCCCGCCGCCTGTACCAGCTCGCAGATCGTATGGTAGGAGTAGAAGGTCTTGTCAACCTCCATCCGCTTTTTGATCACGGGGCTGGTCGTCGGCGGGAAGGGCAGCTTGGCGATGATCTGCCAGCCGAAAACCCCGGGAAGGTCCACGCCTGTGGAGATCGACTGGCCGATGAGGATTTTCGGCTCCCGCGTGGAGATGAACTCCTCCAGGGCGGCCTCCTTGGAGGTGTACTTCTGGACCCGGCTGCCGGCCCCGTCGTAGGCGATGAACCGATCGCGGTGGCGGCTGCACATGATGAACAGGTCCCTGAGCGCGACCGAGGGGACGTGGATCATCCCCTTCTGCGGGCCGAACTCATCGATAATCTCGTCGACCATGGCGAAGTAGAAGTTCTGGAGCTGCGGCAGCATCTTGTGCTTGAGTGGCACGATGGGGGCGTAGAGGACCGGAGAGCGGCGGCGGTCGAAGACGGGCGGCGCAACGATCACGTCCACGTCTTCCGGGTCCAGCCCGAGGTTCTTTATGAGCAGCCGCGGCGCGAGGTAGGCGGACATGATGATGACCTTCTCCTTCGCGTCCTCCACGATGTCCCGGAAGGCGTACTTGCCGAAGATCGGCGAGAGCGCCCAGTGATCCGAGGAGAACTCCGGCTGCTCCACGACCCACTCGGAAGGCGCGGACTGGTAGTTCGCAAGGCGGCGGCGGACTTCGGTGATCCGCCGTGCGCGGGCCATGTCGGTCAGGAACGGGCGGATCTCCTCCGGCTCCACGATGTCGACGCCCTCGCCGGTGATAATTCCGTCCCGGTACTGGAGCCCCGCGGCCGCAAGCCGGTCCCTGAGGTCGGCCTCCCATTCCGCCGCGCGGCTGGTGAACAGGTTGATAAACGAATCCACCGAAGTCTTGAGGAGCGCCGGGTTGACCCGCAGAGCGCGGAGGTCGGAGTTATCAAACTCGATCCGGCCTGCGTCCATGAGGATGCTGTCCAGCTCGTGGCCTTCGTCGCAGATGATCCAGTCCCGGTTGCGGAAGGAGCTCTGCGCGCCGCTCCTCTCACGCAACCAGAAGGCATAGTTCTGGACGGAAACTTGGGCGCGGGCTGCGGCGGCCTTTTTCTTGAAGTAGCCGCAGCCGGGCTCGGTGATCGGCACGCCGTTTACCCACTTCCCCCGGAGGTGGCAGCGGTACCCAGCCACGCACGGCGCGCGGTCGGCGGTCAGCTCGGGCATGATGTCGCAGCGGTCGTGGCTGCGGCCTTTCATGAGCACGAGGCCCCGGAGGTCCCTGAGGTACTGCTCCTGAAGCTGGATGGTCTGGATCAGCACGAGCGCGGTTTTACCAAGGGCGCGGGCCGCCCCGGTGGGGATGAGCGATTTACCCGTCCCGCACTCGGCCTCAAGCATCACGATCTTCTTCTCAGAGGCGGCTATCCGCTCTGCAAGTTCGCGCTGGCCCTCGCGCCACTCCCAGCCCTCGGGTGCGAGGTCAAGCTTCGAGAGTTCCGGGATCTTCGCTGACAACAGGGTCCTCCGGGATGCTCAGCACAAGGCTCTGCAGTTCTTCGTCCACAATGTAGCCCTTGCTGCAAAGTACGCTAATGGTAGCGGCCGCGCCCGGCGCGCGCAAGAGGGCTGTCGTCAAAACGTTCTCCCAGTACGGCGATTTGGAGCGCAAAGAGCGCGCCGCATCCATCCACTGGATGACCATGGCCGCGGCTTCCGGCTCTTCGCCGTTCTGGACCATGTGGGTGATCGCCTCCGCGACCTTCGCCGCTTTGGTAAATGCGTCCTGCCTGACCGCGGCCTGGGCGGTGAGGCGGCCGCCGACCTGCTCAAGGATGTACTGGACCTCAAGGAGCGGGGTGGCGTCGATCTCACCGGAGTCGAGCTGCTCCTGCAGCTTGCGGAGGTGCTTGAACCCGAACCCTATGCACCACCGCACAAGATCGGAGTTCCGCGCCCAGATCTTCTTCGGCATGCGGCTGCCGATCTTGTCGCGGAACTCCTCGAACTGGCCCGCCCACGAAATGGGGATCCGCGTGGAGACGATGATGGTCTCCTCTCCCGGGTAGGTGGTCGGCGGGTAGTCGATCAGCTCGTCCAGCATGCTGGCCGAGGTTGGTAAATCGTCCAGCCATGACGTATCCGTTGTAGTAACGTCGGTTTCCATACGCACACCGCCGTGAATTCGGGACTCCGGGCCTCCGAGGCTAAACGCCCGTGCTACCATTGTCAATGATGCCGCTCCCTTCGTCCGAGACCCTGAAAATCCCCGAAGAGTTCGACCCCGACCAGCACTGCGGTGCCGCTGTGGGGGACACGGTCTGCATGCGCCCCGCCGGCTGGGGCGTGCGCGGCCTTGCGGCGAATGAGCGCCCCCAGTACCGCTGCGTCATCCACGCCGGCATCCCGGCCACGCTGTCCATCCCGAAGAACGCGGACGTCGCGCCGCGCATTACAAGGCTGGAGGAACGCATTGAGCAGATCCGCAACTCTGCCGAGCTCCTTACCCTTGAGGACCAGATCGCCGCGCTCCGCGCCATCTGGGAACAGGAGCTCAGCGCAGTGGCGATCCAGTCCGACCTTTTCAATGAATACCTCGTGCAGCTACGTGCGGCCGCGGAACAGGGCATTGAGATGCCGCCGCCGCCGGAGGCCCCCCAGGTCAACACGCGGATCCTTGAGACGCTCGCCAAGCTCGTCAAGACCGAGTACGAGATGCGGTACTCGAAGCGCTTCTCTGTGCCGATCGAGGAGGTCGGGCAGCTCCTCCTGAAGCTGGTGAAGGAGTTCAACAAGATCGCGGACAAATACCAGCTCCCGCCGGAAGTCAAAGAGGAGTACGCTAGGGCTGTGCTGGAGCTAAGGACACGACCCGCGGAGGACCCGGCGCTCATGCGTGTCATGCGCGGTCCGTACAGCGCGCGGCAGATCATCGAAGGTGAGGTTGTGGGTAGCGATGACTATTAGCTACGAGCGATCGATTTGGGACGCGGTGAAAGAGCATACGTGGAAGTGGCGTCGGAGGAACTACGTCATCACCGGGATCATCTGGCACGCTACCCGCGGGAACCGGAACTATTCTGAGGGGACGGAGATGTCGGCCGCCCTGAACTGGTTCCGGTCTCCGAACAATCGCATTCGGTACGCCGGCGGCGACTACGCGGGCATCTCGAACTATGTGATCGGAAACGGCGAGTGCGTGGAGGTCGTGCCGGGAGACCAGTACCTCGCGGCGTGGAGTTCGTGGCCGAGCGATGAGCACGCGCTGAGCGTGGAGGTCACGCAGTCCAACTACGGTCAGGAGATCTCCACGCGCACCATCCTCCGCTGCGTGCGGTTCGCCGTCGAGGCCGCGCAGACGTACAAGTTCCCCCTCACGCGGGTGTTCCCGTCGAATGACTGGACATGGACCGGCATGACGGGGCATGCTGACACCGTTCAGGGGAAGCTCCAGGGTAAGTCCGACCCCGATGACAAATTCTGGGTGCCGTTTCTGAAGGCGCTGGAAGACGAAGTGAGGGATGAGGAGATGCTGGAAGAGATCAGAGCGAAACTGAACTGGCTCGAGGCGCGGCTGGGGCGCATCGAGCGGATCCTGCTGACGAACGGCGGGATCACGGTCAAGGCCACCCCGGACAACGTCATGATCCTGCAGCGGGCTGGTGTTCCGGGCCCGCAGGTCGGCCGCGATTACACCCTGACCGGCGAGACGCTGCTGGCGTTCCTCGACATGATGGAGATGAACCTGTACCTCGGCCACCAGCATCTCCAGAAGGACGTCGTTGATATCAAGAAGAAGCTTGGGCTATGAGGAGATGGCGGGCAAAGGCGGCGACCCGGTCATGCGCATCCCCGGCGTCTCGTCGATCAGCGAGATCTTCTCGCCTGTGCCCGCCGGCGCGGCTGAGGTTGTTGCGGTCGACCCGCCCTATGTGCTAGTCTTCGTGCCTGCGTCGGAACGGTGGTTCCTGTTCATCACCGACCGCGACTACCAGCCGGGGGACACGCTCACCAGTGCGCATCTGGAAGACAACCAATCAACGGGCAGCTGAGGAGCGGCTCGGGTTCAAAGCGGGCGGGCTGTGGTATGTGGTGTCCAATGAGGACCCGGGGAGAGGCTTCGAGTACTTCTGCGATGGCGTCCTCTACGGCCTTGGGATCCTGTACTACGACACCGGCAGCCCGGTGATCCTTACTGCGCCTGCAGTGCACAGTCTTCTGAAGCCTGTGCTTTCCCAGACGATGGACTACTGGCGGATGATCTGTGTCCAGCCGTCGAGCCTGTCGCCGAGCGGCTCTCCGCTACTGGTGTACATCATGGCCTCGTGGCCGAACGAGATCGCCGCCGACCTGCAGGACGAGCTGACGAACGGGGTGATCGACGCGGTCCATAAATACCTCTACGACACAGTCACGAGCGACCAGATCGTGCAGGCCCGCCTTATTGCAGGGAACTACACCATCGACAATACCGAGAACATCGATCTCCTCGAGACGGCGTTCGGGCTGTGCGGCCTTACCAACCCGCTGGAGTTCAGGCTCTCGTTCCGCTTTGAGGAAATCGCAGTCCCGGTGTATGCGCTCGAATGAACGTCACGCTCCTCTCGTGGTCCCCTGACCCGATCAAATCCCTCTACCTTGCCTATCGGACCTGCTACAGCCGCAAGCCGCCGGAGGAGATCCCGACGGAGAACCGGGAGAAGATGCTGGAGTTCGTACAGGAGCGGCTGAAGACCGGGCACACCTCGCCGCTCGAACAGGTGTGGTTCGAGTTCGCCATCTCGGGCGTGAGCCGGGCGTTCTCGCACCAGTTCGTCCGCCACCGCGTCGGGATGAGCGTCGAGCAGCAATCGCAGCGGTATGTGGTGTACAGGGGCGGTGTTTTCGACTACGTGATGCCGGGGAGCATCAAGGCGAACCCCAAGCTGCAGGCCGCAGTTGAGGACCACTTTGCGCAGACCGCGGCGTTGTACGATGAGCTCGTGCGGGCCGGCGTCCCCGCCGAGGACGCCCGGTTTGTCCTGCCGAATGCTACCGCCACCAACCTCAAGGTGACTATCAACCTGCAGGCCCTGCTCCACATGGCTGACCTGCGGCTCTGCACGCGGGCGCAGTGGGAGTTCCGCAAAGTCGTGGCGCTTATGCGCGCGGAGATCATGAAGAAGGTGGACCCGCTCTTCGGTAAGATGCTCCAGCCCAAGTGCGGGGCCGGGCGGCTCGGCTACTGCGATGAGGACTACGAGGCGTGGGAGGCGTGCCCGATCGGAAAGGTAAGGCCGCACAAGACCCACGTGCTCGGCGGTCTTGGAGGCGGCCTTATTCCCGAGGAAGACCTTAGTTAAGCGGAAGCTGGAGCGGCAGTGAGGACTTCCGGGTCGTCCTTGATCCGCGAGAGCGCATAGCGGATCGCGTCAGCCTCGCGGTCATAGAGCCCGATAAGCCGGACCGGCTTGTCGATATCTGTTGCGCGCATCACGAGGTGCTTGCGGCCCGCAGTGTCCTCGGCGATGAAGAGCTCCGTATAGCCGGCGTAGACGGGGACGATTTCCTTCGCGCTGTCCACCGCGTCCGGCAGCTTCTGCAGCTCTTCGATAACCCGCTCAAGGGTCTTGATGCCCACGAGCGGCATGCCGGTGGTGCGGTCGTACTTCTGGACGATGCTGACGTTGAGGAGTTTGGAGGCGGCCCGCGGCGTGAGGCCTTTCTGCTGGAGCAGGGCGTTCAGCTGGGCGAACAGATACCGCAGGTAGCGGACGCGGGCGTTTTCTCCGCCGTACGTGGTAATAATTCGGCGGACTTTCTCGATGTCGTCTCCGATGAGCACCCGCATACGGCGGATCTCGTGGAGCTGCACACCTGCCAGCGCCGCGGCCGCGCGGACAGCCTCCTGCGTTACGCCGAAGTGCCGCGCGGCTTCTCTAAGGGTCATTGTTTCCTGTGCGGTCATGGGATCGTCTCCTGCGGGTGGTGTGGGTAGGAGGAATGACTACTGGGGACAGAATAGCGGCTTAGGGCAGGGTTGTCCACCTTGTTGACATGCGTGCGGGTGTCTGGTATGTTGGCGGCCAACCGGGCAAGGGAGTACTACGACATGGTTGACGTCAACAAGCTGAGCCTGATGATCAAGGACTACGCCACGCACGCGCTCCTCGCGGGAGGCGCACTCGACTATGAAGCCGAGGAAGCCGCCATGGACATCGTGAACGACGCGCTCTACGAGATCGGACTGGAGACGGTGGTCCACGGCCTCGACGGGCAGACCGAGGAGGAGATCATGGAGAAGCTGAGCGCGTGGCTGGACGTACGGATCGAGGATGAGCTCGATGAAATCTTCGGGGAGTACGAGGAGTGATGCTCACGGAGAGAGAAACGGCGGTGCTTTCGGCGCTCAAAGACCTTGCGGAATTGGCCGCACAGCTTACCAGTGAAACCGAGGCGCCGGATAAACGGGAGACCACGCTGGTTCTTGATCGAGCCGCCAGGAAGCTGGCTGAGGCAGCGGGCGGAGGCCGCCTGCACTTTGTCGCCGGCCAGTACCAGTTCCGTACGAGGCCGATCATTGCCGCCGCCGCAGGGGCCGTGTCGCGCGGCCTCCGCGAGCTGGTCGCGGGGAACCCGCCTGATCAGGCAGCACACACGGCACTTTACATGCTTAGTGGGGTTGACCCGGACTGCGGGGTTATCACCATCAGGTGTAGCGACGACTGACCTTCTTCCAGACCTCACCCAGCGAGCCGCCGGGGAACCACGAAAAGTCCCCGCGCGGCTCGTATGCGTTCTGGAGGTTCAGCCGCCAGCGGTGGGTCACGCCGTGCTCCTCGTGGATACCGAAGATCGTTTGGCCGGCGGGGACGGGTTTGAAGCCGGCGGAGAGGGTGTACTCGTCCGCGCCCTTGAGGCAGGGCGAGGCGATGACCTCACCGCTTACCCTGTCTATGATCATCTCGTTGTGGAAGTGACCGAGGACGACGTGGTCTATGCCGAGGTCGCGGTCCTGCAGGACCTCGGTGAGCGAGCTTACAAAGCGGTTGATCCCGTACCACGGGATGGAGGCGAACCCGCGGATCTGGTGGCCGTGGAAGCCGAGAATGCGCTGGCCGCGGACTTCGGTGATGAAGAAAAACGACCGCGGTATGGCGAAATCTACGCCATCGGATGAGTCGAAGAACGTGGAGACGATCTGCGGGACGACGATGTCCCAGTTGATGTGGGAGTCTTTGGCGGTCGGCTTGCGGGTCATGCGGCCGTGATTGCCCGGGGCCCAGGCGGTGCGGACTACGGCGAACCGCTGCCGCATGCGGGCGATGAACTGGACAAGCACATACGCCAGCCCGTAGACCGTCTCCATGAGATCGGTGGCCTGGGTGACGATCAGCTCGTCGTGGATCGCGCCGAGCATGCCGTTCACGAGATCGCCGAGGCCCAAGATGACGAGTTCATCGAACTCGTAGCCGGTGAGGTGGTCGAACGCGATCTCCTCAATCTTGTCCGCGAGTAACTCCATACGGGCGAGGAAGACATCGATGTCGTACCGGTTGACCCCGTGCATCTGCTCGGCGTCGACGGTCTCGCCGACGTGGAGGTCGGAAAGGAGGAGCACGAGGCTTTCGCGGGTTCTTACCCGCTTCGGGACGCGCGAGGACTGCTTGATCTTCGGGACCGGCATCGACTGCCGATAGTCGCGCATGAGCTGTGCGATCGTCTGGTCCAGCGACTGCCGCTTTGTGAGTTCCTCGTATTTCCGCTTCCAGATCCGCACTTCACGCTTGAGGGCTTCAACTTCGAGGTCGCGGCTGACCTCAGCACTGATGTCTTGCGGCTCCTGAGGGGGTTTCTGGGCCCGCCGCCTGATGCCGCGCGTCCAGTACGCCGACTTCACCGTGGATGGGTTGAGGGTAAAGCCTTCTTCAGCGGCCTTGCGGACAACCGCTTCGATGCCTTCGTTGACGTACAGCTCACGCCATGCGTCCCAGCGATCCGGCGGTACGGCTTTTCCCATACTGCTTACAGGGTAAGCATAACTGCGAAAAATTCACAATCTTGCCCGGGCCGGCGTTGTATTGTATGTTGGCAACATGAGCACGGGAAGCTGGAAGATCTCGTACGTGTTCTGGGCGTTCGGCGGCCCGGCGGACAACGTGGCTATCGGGTTCGTCATCTATGAACGGCGCGGTGGGCGGTATGCGTGGCGGCTCATAGACCCGCGGGAGAAGCTGCCCCACACCCACCCACAGCTTGCCGAGTGGGTACAGTGCATCGCGGAGAACAGGATCATGGCGGCCCTGCAGGAAGGCTGGGGTGATGAGGAGTTCCGCGAGCACAGCGGCCGGCGTCAGGGGGATGGGGACGTGTGGCTGTCGTGGAGCGAGACGTCCGTGGTGTTCGTCCCCGAGGGCCAGCCGCTGGAGGAGGTTGCCGACAGCATGGCCGCGGCGATGCTTTCAGCCAGGGATATCACGCGACTAACCAAAGGAGGTGAAGGGCAGGAGTGAAGACGTACGCGCCGAAGGGTATCAGGCTCAGCTCGCAGCCGCCGCTCTTGAAGTACTGGGCGGGGCTGGCAGTCAACGGCGAGGAGATCCGCGGGGACGGCTACCAGCGGGCAGTGATCCTCTTCTACTCAGACAAGCAGCAAGACGCGCTGGTGAACTGGTTCCCGTGCACGTTCGGCATACCGGTCGACACCCGCGGGTGGGAAGGTATCAACTGCCTGAACATCTACGCGACGAAGGAGGCTGCCGAGCCCACCGGGTATCTCAGGATCCGCGGGCCGCGGCCGCGGAGTTTCCGCCCGTACACCATCCCCATGTTCGCGGTGAAGACGGGGCTGCCGATCCCGAGCGAGCGGTGGTGGGAGAAGAGAAAGAAACAAAAGGGAGGGGAGGAGCATGCTGCTGGAGAAAGCGGCGGGGCGGCTGAAACCGCAGAGATCTAGGAAGTCCACGGGGGTGAAAGGATCCGCGCCTAACCTTTCACCTTGGGGCTTTGGGTGGAAACAACCTTGCATCCGCTGCGGCGCGGAGATGCCGGGCGTCAGCGGCCTGAAGACGGCTATCTGCGAAGTCTGCGGCTGGAAGGACGACTGCTGCTAGAACCAAGAAGGCCGCCCTTTCAACAGGCGGCCTTCTTGGGTCCGGAGGTGAGGAGGCTCACGCCAAACCAGCAAGCCCAGAATAAGTGTATAGCACGTCTGCAGCGCTGTCAATTCAGGTCAGGCGTCAGACCAGTGGTTTTCTTCCCAGAGGCGGAACGTCCCGGGGATGTCGGCCAATTCCACGTCGAGGGGCTCGATGGAATCAGTCTGCTCAATGAACAGCGGCTCGCCGGTACTGTCAACGAAGATCAGGCCGGTGATCGCGACCGGTTTGCCGAAGTGCTTCAGGACATCGTCGGGCGATGCCGCCAGCCCGGTAACGTCTTCGCCGGTGGAGAAGAGCACCGCAGTGTACTTGGCGATGCCGGGCGGCTGGAGGCGGACTGCGGTGATGATCCCGTTTACAGTCATCTCCTCGAAGCCGCCGCGGCCGTAGTCATGTGTGGTGATCGTCGTCATCGTAGAGCCTCCTCCGGAGGTGGGTGAAGGCGTACGCCGCCTGCGCAGGGACAACGGCGTTGCCGAGGAGCATGAGGCGAATTGGCGGGCTCAGCGCACTATGGTTGACCCAATCGGGAAGCCCATAAGCCACTCCACGAAGAGCGGATTGAGCCGGAGAGAGCCAGGGCCACTCGCGGATGATATCAGCCCACTCTCCAAAAGCCAGCGGCCCAGGGGGCCATACACGACCTGATTCGGCAGTTGGTCCATGTGCGGCCGGCTGCGGGTGGTCATGTGGCGCAGCGTGTTCGGCGGTCTCCAGTCCCTCGCCGCGGGTGTAGCCCAGAGCTCCTCCCTTTTCGGCAAGGATGAAAAGCCGCCGCCTGACATGAGGAGCGCCGACTTCAAGCGCTGAGAATATTCCCTCTGCAACGCGGAAGCCGCGGCTTTCGAGGAACGGTTTAACGACGTCGTAGTAGCCGAGGTTGAGGTGGTTCGCGACGTTTTCGAAGAAGCACCACCGGGGTTCTGACTCATCGATGATGCGGGCAATGTGGGGCCAGAGGTGGCGCGGGTCTGACGTCCCGCCGCGGCGGCCGGCGATGCTGAACGGCTGGCAGGGGTAGCCGGCAACGACGCAAGCCACTTTTCCGCGCCACTGGCGAGCGTCGAAGGTGACAAGGTCCGTCCATATCGGCGCATCATCCAGTTCACCTTCGGCAATATCCTCGACCAGGACCTCGCAGGCAGCGGCTTCCCTTTCCACGTAGCAGACGACGCGAAAAGCTCCGCCCAGTGCCTGGCGGAGCCCGCGTTCGAGTCCTCCGATTCCAGAGCACAGGCTGAGGGCGGTATGTAGTACCACGTCATGGCGCGCAGCTCCAGCCGCCTCCGCCTCCCCAGCGGCCGCGGCGTTCGCAGACGTATCGTGCAACTCGTGCATTGACCAACGGATCATACCACGCGGACAGGTCCTCGTGGATCCCCTCTTGCACCGCCCCACCCCATATGCTAGAACTACGCAGACAACACTAACCCGTGCAACAAAAAGAGCTGCTCTCATACCACTGTCCTATGGAGTAAAGATGTCTGAGGCAAAAACCTGCCGCCGCTGCGGGAGCAAACTCTACAACGCCCATACGAAAGAGGCCACCGGCTACTGCCTGTACCATGGGGAGCAGTACGACCCTTTCCCGGATGCTTTGGAGGAGACGAAACCCAAGCCGCAGAAATGCACCCTGACGCAGCTTGCAGCGTACATGGGGACGACAACGGAGCGGCTGGCGGTAGTGGTTGATGAATTGGGCCTCCCAAGACGCCGCGGGTACGTGTACAACAGCAGGCAGGTGGCGCAGATCGTCGAAGCGATGAAGCGGCCGAAGACGGTCTCGGTCCACACGTGGGCCACGCGGCACGGGATATCGGTTGTGGTGGCGAAGACCATTGCGCGGGAGCTGGGCGTCCCGTGGTGGCGGATGACCGAGGCGGACACGTTGAAGATGCACGAGGCGCTCGTGGACCCCGGCGAAATGCGGCGGTACACGTTTGATGAGGCCGCCGCTTTGTGTAGAATGACGGTGCGGCAGATCAAACCGATCGTCGCCAAGATCCGCGGGAGGAACAGCGAGGCATGGCTGACGAAGGAGGAAATGGCGGCCCTTACCCGGTACGTTCAGCAATCGTCGACGGTGTACCGGCAGACCTGATCCTGGATATCATGTCAGGGACAAACACCCCGGTCGAGATCAAGGACCTCAGCGCCGACCAGAAGAAGATCCCCACCGACCCCGACGCGCTGCACCACTGCCCGCTGTGCGATGAGTTCTTCACGTGGGTGATCTTCAAGGCGCACGTGCGGCAGTGCGTACTGGCCCGCACAGATATCGCCAAGCGGCATTTCCCTGTTGCAAAACGGGATGCTATCATCGAGGCAAAGCCCGCGGATGCCAGCGGGCGCTAGCGAGGAGATCACAACATGGCTGTTACTGCCTACTGGTACACGCGGGCGCTCATCGCGCTGTTCAACGGTGCTGTCAACGTGACGAACGACGACATCCGTATGACGCTCCACACGGCTTCGTACACCCCGAACCAGAACACCCACGACTTCGTGGATGACCTGACCAACGAGGTGGCGAACGGCAACGGCTATACGACCGGCGGGATTACCGTCACCGGCAAGGCGGTCAGCCAGTCGTCCAACATCGTGTCGTTCACCCACAACAACGTCCAGTGGACCACGAGCGGCGCGGGGTTCACGGCACGGTACGCGGTGACGTCGGACCGGACTCCTTCGGGGGCCTCGTCGCAGCCGCTCCTCTGGTATGTGGACTTCGGGCAGAACGAATCGGCCTCCGGCGGCGGCACGTTCACGGTCCAGACGAACTCGAACGGCGCGGCCCGGATCACGGCTTCCTAGTAGGAAGAGGCTTGAGCAAGGAATACGGCAGGCCCGCTTCGGCGGGCCTGTTGTACTATGTGGAGAGGAGAAGAAGTCTCTCAGGATGGGGAGAAAAGCACGTACCATGGCAGCAGCAGGAAACGGGAAGCTTACGCTGAAGCAACTCAAGCTCGGTGCAGGTGGCGCAGGCGGCGCGGGCGGCGGGCTTGCGCCTGCGGCTCCGCAGTTCAAGTACTGGCCGTACGTCGGGCCGGAGAACCGGGTGCCGACGAAGGGGACGGGACATCTCCACTGGGGGATTACGGCGTTCTACTCGATGGACGAGGACGGCGGGATGCGGGATGCGGTCACCATCGAGGTCGAGGCGGATAACGAGGAGCAGGCGGTGAGCCGCGCTATGGAGATCATAACCCGCGAGAACTACCGGGTGAGCTGGGTGCGGGAAGGCTGCACTGCGGACCCGGTGCTGAAGGGGAAGGGTGATGAATAAGGAAGCGATCGAGCAGCTTATCATGGACCTCGACCAGAAGATCTCGGAGATGGTCAGGCAGCGTGATCATCTCCGCGCGGTTGTGACGCTTGCGGATCAATTGGACGCGGCGACTGCGGATCGGCTTGTGGCGGGGATCATTGGGGTAATGAGGGAAAAGGCGGCAGAGGTTGATGCTACGGCCGGAGCTGCGCTCCTGACCGGCGGCAGGGTGGAAAACAAGTAAGAAGGCGGGAGCGTAAGGCGTGCCTACTCCGATTGGCGTCATCACGATGTTCGTGGGCACACATAGCGGTGTGCCTTCCGGGTGGGTGCGCGAGACGTCGCTGGACGGTCGCTTTCCTTATGGGGCGTCGTCCGGTATTGGGGCACCGGAAGGCTCCTCGACTCACTCGCACGACTTTGGTTCACACACGCACACTAATGTTTCGCACTATCACACAGTTGGTGTCACCGGCCAGGACGGAACGATTTACGCTACAGCGAGCGGTAACCCAGTTCAGGCAGTCCCGGGCTCTTTAGTGGCATCTGTTGCGAGCGTTGCAACGACACTGAATAACGTTTCTGGTAGTACGTCCTCGGAGACGCATACTCCACCGTATAGAACAGTTATTTTCATTCGTAACACATCGCAGAATGACTTAACCACAAGCGAGGCTCGTTGGTTCGCCGTTAGCGGCGGGACTCACGATACCAATTTCAACGATGTTTTCCCAATGGGCGCGCCCGCGGGCAGCAACGCTGGCGCAACTGGAGGCAGCGCGACACACACGCATACGGCGACGACAACACACACTACTACCAGCCATACGCACAGTGGAACGGCTTCTGTGTTCATACCCGGGGTATCTACTAACACGGCCAGCGGCTCGTCCTACTTCCTGCAACCGTTTGACCATAACCACACAGGAACTATTTCAACAAGTGCCTCAACTCACGGAGTTGTTTGCTCCGGTTCGTCGGAATCGGTTAACCACGAACCGCCGTTTTACACGCTACGTGTAGTTTCACTTACAGGTGAGCCGCCGATAGGAACTATTGGAATTTGGCTTAGTAGTCTTTCTTCGATCCCAATTGGGTGGAAACTTTGTGACGGTACATCAGGTACACCGAACCTCGTTGGCCGGTTCGTAAAAGGTTCTCCGACAGCCGGTTCTACAGGGGGAAGCGCTTCGCACACACATTCAAACATAAGTCTTTCACTAACATCTAGTAGCGAAAATAACACACATGGTATTGGTTTTAGTTTGACACACAACGCTGACGGTCAAACTGTATTAGGGGCTACGGGTTCGGGCGTTCTGGCGGAAACGTTCAGCACCTCATTTAGCTTTGGCGGGTCGGCTACAACGGTTTATGCCAGCGGTGACGCCGCTTCTGTGAGCGTCCTCAGCGCTTGGAATATCCCGTTGTCTATCCAATCTGCTTTCATTCAAAAAACCGCCAACAACACACCGCCGACGGTTAGCGGCGTCACTGTCACCTACGCCTCCGGCCGCACCCGCACCGGCCCAAACACCACATGGGGCGTTACGTTCACCCCGTCCGACTCCGAACAAACCGGCGCGAATGCCCTCCGGTACCGTATCACAACCAGCGGCACCATAGGCGGCGGCGGGACAGTCATCGCCTCGGGCAACTGCACGAGCGGCTCGCAGGTCAGCCTCACCGGCCTCTCCCACACAAGCCTGAGCGAAGGCAACAACACGCTCTACGTCCACATCTTCGACGGCGGGCTCTGGAGCAACCCGGTCTCGTTTACTGTCAGCCGCGACTCTGTCATCAGCGCGCCGACGGGGCTGAGCGTCTCCCCCGACCCGACATACACCCAGGACTACTCGGTGACGTTCAACGCGCCTGACACCACCTCCACGAACGCTAACGAAATGCGCTGGGAGATCAGGACCGCGGCGAACGGCGGCGGGACGCTGATTGCGTTCGGCAACTTCACCCAAGGGAACGGCCGCTCGACGGGAACTGTCACCGACTCCCTGCTTGCCCACGGGGAGAATACCCGGTACCTGAGGATCTATGACGGCGCGTGGAATGCGGCGGAGACGTCGTTTACCGTCAACGCGGTCTTCAACACAACGATAAACAGCGAGACCGCAAACGCCACAGCCGACGCGCCTGCGCCCTCGCTGGCCATCTCCGCCGTCCCGCAGGGCGTGCAGGCGGATGCTGCCGCAACCGCGCCCGCCCCGAACCTTGCGATCGCCGCGGTTGTAAGCTCCGCCGCAGCACTCAGCAACACCGCTGCGCTCGAGGCGAACGTCGCGATTGCAAAGCTCATCGCCTCCATAAACGCGGCCGCCGCCGCAGAGGCGCCTTCGCCGAACCTCTCCATCTCCGCGGTCGTGGCCGGGCTTTACTCGCAGGCCTCAGCCGAGGGTATCCCCGGAGCGGTTGGGCGCGGCGTTTACAGTGCGGCGGCTGAGGCGGCGGCGGAGGCTCTGCCGGCTTCTGTTGAAGCGAGTGTCATTGTCGCGGGGGAGGCGGCGGAGGCTTCGGCGGAGGCCCTGCCGGCAGCGGTCTCGGGCTCGGCGAGCGTAAGCGGCGAGGCGGCGGCGGCCACGGCGGATGGGCTGAGCCCGGTCATTGCGGCATCGAGTATCATCAGCGGCCAGCCTGCGGAAGCCGCCGCAGAGGCGCTGCCCGCGGCTGTTGCCGGCCAGCACGCAGTAAGCGTTGCCGCCGAGAGCGCCGCTGCTTCCGCAGAGGCTCTCCCCGCCGGGACCCAAGTAACGTACACGGCGCAGCCGCCCGCCGCGGAGGCTTCGGCGGAGGCGCTGCCTGCGAGCGTCGGCAGCTCGAAGATCGTCACTGCGGCGGCTGCGGATTCCGCTGCAGAAGCCCTGAGCCCGGTGATCGAAGCGCAGGTCATCAGGGCGATTGCGGCTTCGGCGGCGGAGGCGGCGGCGGAAGCGGGAGCGGCCGCGGTCGGCCGGGGCGTTTACACGCAGCCCGCGGATGCGGCTGCGGAGGCTATCGGCGGGGAGATCGGCCGCGGGGTATACGGCGCTTCGGCGGAGGCGGCTGCGGATGCGCTGGCCGCGGCTGTGGGGCGGGGCATTGCGGCAGACAGTGCGGCCGCGCAGGCCGCAGCCGAAGTCCCGGGGATCGGCAGGAGCGTCGTTGCGGATACTGCCGAAGCGGCGGCTGATGCGCCGGCTCCGCAGCTCGGCATCAACGCCGAGCCTGCGGAGGCGACGGCCGCGGCGCTTGTACCGGGTATTGGGAAGGCGCTTATCAGCGCCGTTGCGGAGGCGGCCGCTGAGGCGTACGGCGTCGGGGTCGGCCGCGGGGTTTACGCAGAGAGCGCCGAGGCATCGGCTGACGCAGGCGAGAGCGGCATCGGGAAGAGCCTGATCAGCGCGGCGGCCGAGGCTGCGGCTGATGCGCTCGGCGGCGCTGTGGGGATCGGCGTTTACAGTGCGGCAGCCGAGGCTGCGGCGGAAGCCGGGGCTGCGGCGGTCATCACCGAAGCCGTCGTGCACGGCGAGAGTGCGGAGGCTGCTGCTGAAGCCTCTGCGCCCGGCGTCGGCGGAAGCGTGGTGGTGGAAGGCGCGGCGGCGGCCGCGAACGCGGAAGCAGGCATTCCCGGCATCGCGCGGGTGCAGGCCGCCCCGACTGCCGAAGCCGCGGCCGATGCCCAGCCCGCAGCGGCGGTCGTCGTCACCTACGCCGCCCAGCCGCCGGCGGCAGAAGCGTCGGCCGAGGCGCTGCCCGCTGCAGTCTCGTATGCGGCGCTGCTCAGCGGTGGGACCGCAGAGGCGGCAGCGGCTGCAGGAGAGGCGGCTGCTATTGTTGCGCGGGATGTCCCCGGCGAGACGGCGGAAGCGGCGGCCGATGCGTACAGCAATGGGGCGGCTATCGGCCGGGACATCAGCGCTGAAACCGCGGAAGCCGCCGCGGAGGCGCTCCCGGCCGCGGTGCTGGTCTACCGCACGATCAGCTCCGTCCCGGCCGAGGCGTTCGCGGATGCACTCGCTGAACTCGTGGCAATCGGCGCTGTGGTGCCCGGCGACGACGCCGAGGCTTCGGCGGATGCGCTCCCGGCCACCACCGCGCAGAACGCCCAGATCAGCGGAACCGCTGCGGACGCAACCGCAGAAGCCCTGGCCGCGGCGGTGCTGGTTGCGAGGGTCATCGCCGCCGCAACCGCAGAGGCCGCAGCGGACGCGAGCGGCGAGCAGGCGCTCACAGAGGCGATTATCGCCAGCGCCGCGGCTGCGGCTGTTGCAGCCGCTCTCGTGCCGGGAATAACCGCAACAAACCCGCTGATGATTGCCGCGGTGGCGTCGCTCATCACCAAGGTCTACGGGAACGCGTCGCTTGTACAGGAGCTCCGCGCCACGGCATCACTGGTGCAGCGGATCGATCAGACGTAGGATAGAGGAGACATGCCGCCGGTAACGAAAGATGTCCGCAGGTACGACTTCCCCGAGACCGACCCCATCGTCCCGGGCGAAGGGAAGATCCTCAGGTTCACTGTCCGGGAGAGGACGGGACCCAATACGTGGGTGAACGCGTCCAGCTTCGCCCAGTACGCGAACACGACGTTTTTCCTGATGGACAAAGCCGCAGATGCCGGGACCACGGACGCTGAGCGGAAGGCGAAGTCCGTTTTCTGGGCGAGCGCGACACCGGGGACGCCGCCGTACATGGATGTGATCCTCTCCCCGGCACAGACCGCGCTTGTGCGCACTGGAGCACGCTGGTATGAGCTCTGGACTGATTACGACGGTGTGCCGACGCGTCTTGCATACGGCCACATCAGTTTTGTTGATTAGCACCGCGGCCGTTTACAGCGGAGCAGACGGGACAAAGGAAGGGCCGCAAACCGCCAGGGCGTATACAATAGCCGGCTGGAAGTACGACCACCTCGATATCACGTACAACGACCCGCGGCTCAGGGATGCGCTGCTCATCTGGGTGGAGATGTCCGCGCTGCGGGACGGCGGGCTGAGGGAAGAGGGCGCGGACATCAGGCTTGTCACGATCACCCCGTGGCCATATCCGTGGTTGTGGGGGATGGCCGCGCCGATCCACGGCGAGGACGGGATTGTCGAGTACTGCTGGGTGGCGATCAACCCCATCTTCGGGGATCAGCTCCCGCTCGGTATTCTGGCCCACGAGATTGGCCACTGCCTTGGGCTGGAGCACACAACGGTGCCTGATCAGTTGATGAGCGAGTTCTGCTGCGGTTTACCAGGGGACGATGACCGCGCGGGAATCCAGGCTATCTACGGGCCGCCCGCCCCGCTCAGCGGTTACAAACACAAAAAGATAGTCCCGCTGGTGGCGCGGGACTAGTCGAGTTTCGTTGCTTTGAGCACGCGTTTCCCCGCAGGGAGACGCTGGACGGTTAGCTGGTAGCCAAGGCGGCGGGCATAGGTGTACGCCGTCCGGTCAACCGGCGCATCGATCACTACACCTTGTTCGGCTTCGGCAACCTGCGCGAAGAACTCCTCCCAGTAGGCTTTGCGTTCTCCGCGGCGGGCTGCGATCGGCTTGCCATCCCTGGCGGGGTCGTATGGTCGCATTATGATTCTCCTGAAGTGCACGCTGCAGGACCCGGTATTGACACGAATCCTACAGCGTGCACAACAGGCCGTCAACTATGCGGGAAGGTCGCCGCCGACCTGCCCGCGCACCCCGTAGTACTCGCAGAGCACATCGAGGAGCGCTTCCGGGTCGATGTGGACCACCTCGCGAATATCGCATGGCAGGTTCATCGAGCGCGCACAGTAGGTCGGCATCGCCGGCAGCGACGTCGACACGTGAGCGACGCGCGGCGGAACCCAGATGTACTCGAGCCGCGCCGCCGAGGCCCTCCAGCCGTACTCGCCTTCGAGGACGACGCCCCACGCGCGCACGGCAGCGAGGACCTCGAGGCTGCAGTACATGTACCCGCTGAGGCTCTCTGAGAGGCGGTCGAACGGTGCGGCATCCGCCACCAAGTAGCGGTCTGCCTTGAGCTTGGCGACCGTCTTGTACCCCCACACACCGCAGGTGTGCTCGCCGTACTTCAAATGGTCGATGCACATCTGCCGCGTGTCGGAGGATTGGTTCTTGCGCTTGACGACGTAGCCGTTGCGCAGTGCGGTGAGGGCATCGTCGTAGCGCGCCTTTTCACCGCCGCAGCGGCCGATCAGGTCCCGGCCCTCCCACTCGTTGCCGTACGCGCCGGTCAGGACGACCTTATCTGCGTAGACGGTGGGATGAAAGACGCGGTACATGATGATCTGCTCGCTGCTCTGGACAACCGGGAGGAGCGGCATGGTACTGATCCTCCTCCTCCCTAGTTCCGGCCGCGCCGGACAGGAACGGGAACAAGCTCCCGTTCCTCATCCGGCACAACCGCGGGCTCCGGTGCTGGAGCAGGCGCGGGAGTGATCACCGGAGCCTCGACGGGCTTCGGGACCACGACGACGCGCAGCGGCCTGCCGATATCGCCCATGGCTTTTCTCTACACCTCCAGTATGAACTCGTGTGCGGGTGCGGTACGGACAGTAGCAAACTGTCCGTAGTGGACAAGGTCCAGAGGGGAGCGTTCCGGCACGACGATGTGCCGGATCTCCACCTCTGCAGCGCGGAAGCCGCGCTCACTGAGCACGACGTGTGTGCCGGGCACAGCGGCGACCCGCACAAGGGCGAGCCGCCGCTGCACGAATGCCGCGCGGCGGAATGCGTCCATCTTCGTGAAGTAGACGTAGATCCCGCACGTGCAGGACTCGACCGGCGCATCGTGCGACGGGTTTACGAGGCACCGCGCTTTCTGGCGCGGTGTGTCCCAGACCTCGTCTGTCGTGAAGGCGCGGAGCCTGCCGTCATCGCCGACAAGCATCCCGCGCCAGCCGAACGTGATGAGCACGTCAGCAGTAGTCAACCTTGCCCTCCGCAGCGAGGAGCGCGACGTGCATGCCTTTCGGCGTGAGTTCGCGCCCGCGATCCGTGCGAGCAATGAAGCCGAGCCGAACAAGGTTCGGCTCATAGACGCGCTCGATCGTTTCCACCGACTCACCAAGGCTTGCAGCAATGGCACGGACACCGACCGCCTTCCTGCTTGAGAACATGACGCGCTTGTAGATCGCAAGGAGGATCTCACGTTCGAACCGCGTGAGCCCGTACTTGTCGATCTGCATGGCGCGCATCGCCATGTCCACGATATCAGGCCGGAGCGGCGCGCTGGAGACGTCGAACGGCACGGTGTCGTCCTCCGGGTCAGGCATCTCAGCCACCGCGAAGTCGAAGACTCGCTTGAGCAGCTGGTTCGCCTGCCGCGGAACGCCTTTCGCACGCGCAGCGATCATCTCCAGCGCCTGCTGGGCGGGCGACTTTACCTCGATCGGCTCACCATCCGGGCCGCTGACGATGCCTGGAGCGAAGAGCCCGTCAACGTAGTTGTCGTACTCTTCCGACTCCAGCTCCCAGAGGATCCGGAAGGATCGCCGCAGCATCTTCGTGATGTCTTCGTCGCTGTAGTACTCGAGGTGATACTTCAGCGGGAAGCGGTCGAGGAAGGCCCGCGGCAGGATGGCCGGGTCCGTTGTCGCGCCGACAACGGTGAACCGCGGGACGACATGATCGACGAAGCGGAAATCCTCGAGGAGCGGGAGGAGCACCGTGATGGCGTCCTTCGGCAGCCCGTGGATTTCGTCGATCATGATGATCACCTGCGTCGGCGGGGTTTCAGCGGCTGCGTTGATGACCGCGGCAACGTGTGAGATGACACGTTCCTTGGACATCGACGGGCCGGTGTCGACAATGAGCGCATGGCCCATCTCCGCCGCAAGCACCGACGCGATCGTGGTCTTGCCGAGACCGGGAGGCCCGGTCAGGAGGATGTGATCGAGCGGCACGCCGCGGCGCTGGGCCGCGCGCATGTAGGTGCGGAGCGTGCGCTTGATCTCATCCTGACCGACCACGTCATCGAGACGGCGCGGCCGCAGGGAATCATCGTGGACGTCGTCCAGTTCGCCGTGGTAGAGCGTCGAGACAGTCAGCAGGGCCCCATCAACAGGGGACCCAATGCTGCTGCTGCTATCAGAGTCGTCGGCCGAAAGCCGGGACAGGATATTCGTCATGCCTCTTCCTCCGTGTAGGTGATGCCGAAGATGCGCTGCGCAACAACAGCGCCGCTCCAGTTCGAACCCGCGAGCCGCCGCCGTTCGAGCACTTCGAACTCGTCCGGGGCGTTCTCCTGAATCAGCGCGCGCCACGACGGATACGTGGAGCCGTGCCGCACACCGACTGTTGCACCGATGAGGTGCGCGTACTCAGCGGCGGCGCCGGTGATCACGTAGCGCGTCGGGCGGCGGCCGCGCGTTGCAGACGGGCTGCGGCGCTGCCGCCGCGTGTTGTGCGCGGCTGATGCCTTGAAGCGGATGCTGGACTCGGACTCGGCCACGACTTCGATCTGCGTCGAATAGCCGAGTGCTGTGATCTCAGCAACACGCTCCGCGGCGAGGTTCTCGATCGCATCAGCGATCTGCGACTGGAGGCTGGCGTTCTTGCGCAGCCGCTCGGCATCTGCGCGCAGCCGCTCGACTGTTGCCGCCAGTTCAGGCGGCCGGAAGAGCAGCAGGCGCTGACCCGGTGAAAGCGGCGGCACGTCGGTCAGCTCGATTGCCTCGCGATCTGCGAGAAGCTGACCAACCAGCGATTCCTGTTCCGCGGCATCGAGACGATCGCGAAGCCGCTCGAGTTTGAGGATTTTCCCGCTGAGCGCCTTTACATGCTGGCGGAAGATCACCAGCGCTTGGCTTTGCGGGTCCTGTTCTTCGAGCGACTTCACCGACTCCGTCAACGACGCGAGCGCGGCCTTTGCTTCGGACAGTTGCTTCTCCACTTCTGCCCGGAGCAGGGGGGTCGATTCCCCCGGTTTCATGGGTCTCACCTCCTTGCGCCAGTTGCGCACACCGTACGAGGAGTAGATTGTACTCCATGTACGGTGTGCGCAAGCATGCCAATGAGGCATGCTTGCAACAACGGAGGGTGGTGTACTTTACAGGAAGTGCACGACGAGGTTGCGGATGTTGCTGAGCAGCATAGGGGTTACCTCTGTGCCGCCGATCGAATCCACAACCGTGCAGCGGAGCCCCAAGCGGGGCGCGGCGATGATCGTGCCGAGTTTGCGCGGGTCGCCGGTGTACCGCGGCCCCGGCCATCTGCTCGACCATTGCGAGTAGTACGTGATCCACTCGCCGGGGTGCAGAGGATCGGGAGTGAAGACGCGGATCACCGGGCTGTTGTCGACAGCGTACGCTGCGATCTGTACGACGTACTCGAGCGGCGCGCCCACTCCGACGGCATGGTGGATCACGCCGGTCTCCGAATTGCGCACCGTGAGGATGTCGCCAGTGACCAGCGGGTACTCCATGCCGCCGCGGCGGATGGCGAGGAAGTCTGCGGTTCGTTCCGCTTCGCCGTAGGCGAGACCGCACATGAGCGGCCTATCGCCGTCGAGCACCACGTCGAAGATGCGCTTGTAGCGCACATCGTCGAGGATCGACGGCGACTCCGGAAGCGACTCAGCGAACGGGATCGGGAGTTCGAGCCGCACGATTTCCAGCTTGTAGACTGGACCATCGTCGGTCTCGAACTCGTCGGCCCACATGATCGCGCGGCCCCCCTTGTACGGCACGATGTGCTCGGTGTCCGCAGCGAGCGGCTCCGTCCGCCAGTAGGTGCCCGGCCGGGAAAGATCAACCTCTTCAGCAGAGATGACCCACGGCTGCGCCTCTACAACGTGCGGCCTCGGCCCCTGCACGTACAGGTAGGAGTCTCGGCTAGGGCTGCCGCCATTGTACACGTCGGCATTGCCGAACCACCCCGGCGCCACGTTTGCGGCGTAGTCATCGGCTTCGTCCCATGCGGACTCGTCGATGTCGACGCCCTGATCCTTCAGCACGACCAATGCGTACCGGCGTGCTGCTTCCCGGTTCTGAAAAACCGGCATCTTGGTACTCACCTCCTTGGCCTGCCATCTTCAGTGCCGGTAGGCCAGCTCCGGCAGACGGGAGCAATCGCTGCTCCCGTTTCGGCTTACTTATCGGCGAGTTTGTTATCGAAGAGTTCGCCTGCGGCGATCTCACAGGCTGCTTCAAAGAGGAAGTCTTCTTCTTCGCTGAGGTCACACTCAATCAGCTCCCAGAGCTTCTTGAGCAGACGTTCAGCTTCGGCCTTTTCCTCTTCGGTCAGCGCTTCCCAGGCGGCGTAGGCTTCGGCCCGCGCCGCCTGGTACTCCTGCCACTCGTCTTCGTTCATCATCACTACTCTTTCTCACCTCCTCCTGCGGTTACAGCAGAGAACGCCGGGAGCACCGCGGCTGCGGCTTTTACAAGCTGCGCGTCGCCGAAGAGCACCCACGGTGTGTGTTTGACGACGATCAGGCCGCCATAGGCGAAGGCGGGCTCGATCGCGACCGGCGCGAACGGCTCATCGGCGAAGATCGCCGCGAACAGCCGCGTCCAGTCGGGGAGCGTGTCGGGGCCCTTTACAGTCAGGAACCGCTCGCCGATCGTGATGTGCACAGTGAGGCTGTAGCCAGTCTCATTGACTATCACAGCACCGCGGCGATGCGCGACTATAACGGGGCTCCCGACCTGCAGCACTTCCGCAGGAGCGGGTGCAGCCGCTTGGGCTGCGGCTGCTACGGGATAAAGCACGGTGATCACCTCCTTGGCCTGCCTATCATCAGTGCATGGCGGCCAACCCATGCAGACAGGGGTTTCCGCCAACCCCTGTTTCGGCTGTTCGAGGTTTACTTGGGCTCAGCGCCTGTTTACCCGTGGTAGCAGGCGCTGAGCAGCGTCTGCGGCACATACGTGCCGGTGTCTGCGTTCCAGTGAAGGAACGTGACAGGCCGCGGCTCGATAGAAACCGCAGCCTCGAGAATCGCGAGTGCGGCCGGCGTAAAGCCGGACACCACTACAGCGAACGGGCCCTCGCGAGGGATGATCCTCCTCGCCATGCGCGTCAGCTCCGCTGGATTCAGCGGTAGCTCATTCGGGAAAATTGGCGGCCCCACTACAACGGGGCCGATGCCATCGATCGTGATGGTCTGCCCCGGCCGCACGTGACGCGCGGTCATCGTGAAAATGGGATGATTTTTCACTTCGTCTGTCTCACCTCCTTGTTCGGCCTGCCAATCATCAGTGCGCGGAGGCCATCCCGCGCAGACAGGGGCTCCGCCCGCCCCTGTTTCGGCAGTTAGCTTTCGAGAATCGGGAGGAAGAGATCCTCCTTTTCGCCGATGAATACGCGCGCGAGCCGCGCCTCAGGAGAAAGACCCAGAATGTGCCGAGCAAGCCGTTCGGCCTGCTGGCCCGGGTCTTCCTCGTAACGCCGCCCCTCTACAATGCGCGCGTGGCACACTCCGATCGGAGAGTGCGCCGTAACGGCGAGCCGCGGACCTTTGCAGTCCGTGGCTGGAAGATATTTGACCCGTGCGTAGTCGGTATCGTAGTACGGCACCCCTAAACTCCTTTGATTGTGTGTTGAGCGCTTTACAGTGTCGATCGTAGTTTATGGCGCGGACCCTGCGAGGCGAACCACAGGTTCAGATGTACGGCATGACACGCCGCGATGTGCCGCAGGGACCCGCGCCTTTACAATCACGCGCCGGGTACCTTCCAGTGCCCCGCGCGTCGACCGACAACGCTGGCTTCGACGTACCGCCGCGCTCCGCAGCGGCACTCTTCGACGTGCACCACGTTGCCGTGGTACATGTCACCGTAGCCCCGTGCGGAGCAATCGATCGCGGCCACGCAGTAGTGCCAAAGCTGCGTCATCGTCGAAGCGGCACGGTGCCTCTTGTGCAGCACCTTTCACTCACCTCCTTTCGGCCTGCCATCATTCAGCACCGGTAGGCCACCTCCGGTGGACCGCGGGCTGCGTTTACAGCACGCGGTTTCGGCTATGCGGGGAGCGTGACGCCGTAGGTTTTCGACACGCTGTTGTAGACGCGAGACTCGAGGACTCGCGCCTTTACAACAGTCGCGTAGTCCATGATCGCGTCAAACTGCCGCGGGGAAAGCGGCAGTTTGTACTTGCGATCCTCCTCCGGTGTTTCCATCCACTCCACGATCTGATCGCGGAGTGAGCGGCGGAACGGCGAGCGGAACTCCTTTGTCTTCAGGAGATTGACGATCGCCAGCACCGCGGGCATTCCCGCGCGCTCCTTTACAAGCATGAGCGCGCGCTGCCATGTCTCCGGCCATTCGGCCGGAACAATTGCCCACAGGTAGCGCCAGTCAATCTCGTTACGGCACCACTCTGCAGGATCCATCCAGTCCGGCAGCACCACGCGCTTTACAAGAAAGCGCGGCGCTTCGTACTGGGTGAAGTCGTCGGGCCCCTGAATGAACGCTTTCTGTTCTTCGAGGAGCTCAGCATCCTTCGCGGGATCAAACTCCCGCAGAGGCGCCAGCGTGTCGCTCACCTCGCCGTTCCGTTCGAACAGCACCTCAACTGTTTTCGTAGATCACCTCCTGATAGAAATTGCGGCTTACCATCATCAGAGCGCATGTTGCCATCATGCGCTGAGCCCGATTCCGTCATCGGGCTTTCGGCTGGTTCCTTTACTTGGAAGCTGCGGCCGCGGCTTCTGCAAGCCGCGCCGCAACTTCACGATCGACACGGAGCGCTGCCGCCCCGTACCGGATGACTGACTCGACGGCGGCGATCAGTTCGTACCCATAACCGCCGGCGATTTCATTGACGAAATCGCTGAACGGCATGAGCACGTACCGCGCCGTGTCTTCGTCGCTACGCGGGCACGCGTACCGCATGGCCGCACTGAGCGCCACACCAACGCCGAGCAGCTGCGGCGACTTCTGCGCCCACGCGACATACACGGGTGTCTGCGGAGCAATCCACCCGTGGTGTCGCTTGAGCGCGTTTACATGCGGCCTCGCTGCGAAGACCGCGCGCGCGATTGCAACCGCCGGATCTTCCGACGCTACGGTGTGCCGGATTTGATACGGTCCCTCCACGTCAGCGACATAGAGGGGACCCTTTTCCGTGCGGACAATGTCGATCCACACCGTCACCTCGCCTTCGTCGTTTTCAACGAAGGCCCGGTAGCCGGTTGCGACCGGCGCGATGTCGATCAGCGGCCTGTTGTGCTCGCCGTATGCATCGGCGAGCATCTTCATCGCGCTGCGGATGATCTCGTCCATGACGAGATCATCACCGCTGCTGATCGTCGTGCTGGGGTTTTCCACCCCCGTGTCCATTTACTCACACCTCCTTGTGTTTCTTCAGTCAGCGATCGCCGCGCGTTTACAAACGCGCGCGTCGTGCGATCACTCGTACACACATACGCGGCCGCGTTTACAAACGCGTGGAAGCGTATCGCCGCTGATACCCGCACGCATGCGACAATCGCCGCGTGCGTGCGGGTATCAGCGGCGATACGCGCACCTGGTGCGCGTATCGCCTGTTTGTTGTGGGTCTACCTGCTAGAGCGCCGTAGTCCTGAAGCGGCACGTATCCTCTGGTTCGTCGATCCACCAGTAGGTGAGCGTGCCGCTCTCATCATCAACGGCGTCGAAGTAGTAACATACTGCGTCGGTGTACGGGATTTCTCCCAAACACCTCTCGATTGTGTGCCGTCCGAGCCACTTGGTGCGAATTTCGTGGACGTGAATCCACTTGTGGTTGTTCACTTGAACCTCCACGAAAAATTTCCGCGCATTTACAAACGCGCGCAGTGCCGCGTTTACAAACGCGCGTATGCGTATGCGAACTTTCGCTCGCACACACATACGCGCGCCGATCGCCGATGGCGATCGGACGCGGCCGCGCGCCCAGGGCGCTGAGACCTGGTCTCAGTAGAACATTTGTTCTGAATGCGATTCGGTCTCGAATTGGACTCAGTCTAAATCTGGAATGAATCCAGATTTAGACTGAGTCTAGGTCTAGGCTTCGCGTCCTGGTGGCGCGCGGGTGCTACTGGCGCTTCGGGGCGATGAGCCTAAAGCGCCAGTAGAGCGTGTCTCGCCCATAGATGGGCGAGACTTGCCAAACGCCCGCTGCGGGCGTTCCGGCCGCGATGCGATGACCGCGACGTTCGAGTTCGCGCCGAATTGCGAGTCTAAGAAACTCGCAATTCTCAACGTTCCGCTCGAGTTCGCGCGGCCATGCGCGGCCGTCGCCTGCGCCAATGTCCAACGCAATCGGCTTCGTCGCGCGTGCTGTGTCCAACGCGTCCACTAACACTCGCGCGGCCGTCGCGATGCTTTCAGGGATCAGCATCGCACGAACGGAAACACTCCGCGGGGGAGTGTCGAAGCTGACACTCCCCCAAACGGCCGCGAACGAAGGCGCGGGCGCGGGCGCGGGCGCGGGCGCGGGTTCGGCGGCCGTCGCGGCCGCCTTGTCGGGTGCCATAGGCGAACCTCCAAGTTGGGATCGTCGGGAGTGTCGCATGCGGCCGCCCGCGGCCGCCACGGCATGGCGTCATATGGTAAATGACTCCGGCCCCTCCTGGCGCTTCGGCGGCCGCGCCTGCGCCTTCGGCGGCCGCGCCTTCGGCCGCCTATGGCCATTCCCTGCGCCTACGGGCCGCTTGCGGCCGCTACGGGCCGCCTACGGGCCCGTACGCCTGCGCTACGCCATACGGGCCGCATACGCCCGCCTGCGGGCGCTTGCGGCCGCTATGGGCCGCTACGGGCCGCTACGGCCGCCTATGCGCCATACGGCCGCGCTTGCGGGCGCTTGCGGCCGCTTGCGCCCGCCTAGGGCTTCCTAGGGCTTCCTAGGGCTTCCTACGGCCGCTTGCGCGTCCTACGGCCGCTGGCGTACTGTGGGCACTGCGGCGGCCGCTACGGCCGTTAGCTCTACTGCTGGAGGGTCACGATGACCATCGACTACGAGCGCGCCCGTGCCGAAGCGGAAGCGCGCATCAATGCATGGTTGAAAATTCTAGCCATGCAAGAACGGGCGCTTTCGAACGCCCGCATCGCTGCGGCCGTTCGGGCGCGGGCGCGGGCGGCCGCGCCTGCCGTCGCGTTCGCGAAAGCGGCCGCGAAGGAAGTTACGGCCGCCTACGATGCGCTGGCGCTGGCGCGCTTCGAAGCGCTGCGCCTGACGCAGTCGGCCGCGGGCGCCCGCCGGGCCGCGTGGCGCAAGCTTCGCGTGGCGCTGCGCTTGCGCTGCGCTTGCCATGCGGCCGCGGCCGTCGCGGCCGTCGATGCGGCCGTCGCAGCGGGCGCGGCCGCGCGCGAAGCGCGGGCCCGGGCGCAATCGGCAGCGGCCGCCTACGCCCGCGCTTGTGCCGAAAGCGAACGTTACCGGTACGAAGCTTCGGTGATCCTGTACGGGGGATGGTCAGTCGCGCCCGATGACCCGGGCGCGCCCGCGGCCGATGCGGCCGTCAGCACTGACGCCTTGATCGCGGCCGTGTACTCCGCGGCCGCGCCCGCCATCCGCGCCATGCGGCCGCGCCCGCGGGCGCAGTCGGGCGCGCAGGCGTAGGCGGCCGCGCCCGCCCGCATAGCACCAGGACACATTACGCCACCGGATGGGACCCATCCCGTCCGGTGGTCCGCCTGTTATGGTTGCCACCCCCACAACCCGCGATATACTCCCAAAACCCCACCAACAAACCAACGCTACGACGCCAGGCCAAAGCCCTAAGGCTATAGGCTATGGGCTATGGGCTATAGCCCCAAGCCCCGCCCCCAAGTCCCACTCCACCACT